GGCCTTAATAATACTTTTGATGCTGTACTTGGTGGCGTGGCTAGACAGGAACTCATCCTTATTGGAGGTAAACGTGGCAGCGGTAAGTCTATTACTAGTAGTAATATTTTTATTAATCAATATGAGGCTGGGAACTCTGCCATCTATTTCTCTATTGAGATGACGGCACATGAGGTTGTAGAACGCAATTTATCAATCCTAGCTAATGTAAACTTACAGCGGCTAAAGCAAAATAAATTAACAGATGAAGAACTATTAAAACTAGTACGCGCTAGAGCAGGTATGTTTGTAGACGCTGACGAAACCATCACAGAGTACATGCGACACCGTGACAAGTATAAATTTGAAGAACAATTAGTACGCAACCACCAACTAAAGCCAGACAATCAAATGATTATTGTAGATGACAGAGACTTAACAATTAGCAGCATTGACCTGCATATAGGCAAAGCAAAAGCTAAGTTTGGTGATAAATTAAAAGTTGTAGTTGTAGACTATGTAAATCAGATTGTACTTGAGGGTAGTGACATGTATGACTGGAAACCTCAAATTGAGGTTTCAAAGAAATTAAAGAATTTGGCTAGAAAATATGAGATTGTGCTAGTAAGTCCATATCAGATTGATGCTAGTGGTGAAGCAAGATTTGCCAAAGGTATCCTAGACGCCGCAGATATTGCACTGGTAATGGAAGCGCATGACAAGAACAGTCAAGCAATTAGTTTTGAGACTACTAAGATTCGTGGCGGCAAGGAGATGACATTTACTTGTCCTATAGATTGGGATACACTGCGTATTAGTCCACAATCTATTGACAGACCGCAGGCTAAAGAGTCTAAGAAAATAGGTAAAAAACCTGATTTAAAACAAGATGATAGTAGTGCAGACTTACCCTGGGATGCATAATGAGTGATCCAGTATTAGACCTACTTAACAAAAATGCGATCAGCTATTCAATTAGCGGTCGTGATTATGTAATTAAATGTTTAAACCCAGAGCATGATGATAAGAATCCAAGCTTTCGTATTGATCGCGTTAGTGGTGCTGCACACTGCTTTAGTTGCGGATTTAAAACTAACATCTTTAAATACTTTGGAGTATTTACAAATCCAGTACCGATAAGAATAGCAGTATTAAAGCAAAAATTAGCAGAGCTAAAAGTAACTAGTGGTCTTGACTTACCAACAGGTTGGACTCCTTATACAAAACCATTTCGCGGTATTGGTGTACCAACACTGCGTAAGTTTGAAGCATTTTATACAAACCAAGTAGAGAAACTCTTAGACAGAATAGTGTTTCCAGTTAAAGATATTACTGGTAAAACTGTAGTATTTGTAGGTCGTCATACATTGAGCAATGGCAACCCTAGATATATAAATTATCCTAGTGGTGTACAAATGCCGCTATATCCATGTCACTTGCCAAGTAACTATCGCAGCATGGTATTAGTAGAAGGTGTGTTTGACATGCTTAACCTATACGACAAAGGCATGGAAAATGTAGTATGTTGCTTTGGCACAAACACACTACAAAACAATACTAAGCAAAAATTGTTGCCATTTCGTGCACAAGGCGTAACGCACATCTATATATTATTTGATGGCGACGATGCAGGAGCCAAAGCAGCCAAAGAGCTAAAACCAATACTAGAACAAGAAGAATTTATAGTAGAAATCATAAAATTACCAGATGGTGTTGATCCTGGTGAACTAGATAAACTTGACATAGACAGCATAAGAGAGTACGTAACCAAAAAATTTTGATGTTGAAAACATGAGTTAATTCATGTAAAATATATTTTTAATCAAAATATTTTAGTACTATGAACCTAAAAGAATCCTCTCTTTCTCACGAAGAATTATTAGAAATACTAGATTATGATAAAGATACTGGTATATTTACATGGACCGGTAAACGTAAAGGAACCAAGGCCGGAAAAATCGCCGGAACAATATCGTCGGATAACTATGTACAAATACAAATATCTGGAAAATTATATAGATCCCATAGATTGGCTTGGTTTTATGTATATAAAACCTGGCCTACTAATTTAATAGATCATATTGATAGAGATACATTAAATTCTAGCATATATAATTTGCGAGAAGCTACACCAGCAACTAATCAAAGAAATAGAAAAATTAATAAAAATAGTACTACTGGTATTAAAGGAGTTTCTTTAAATAATAATACTGGAAAATATGAAGTTTATATTAAAATAAATTATAAAAAGAAACATTTAGGTTTATTTTCTACGATAGAAGAAGCTATTTTAGCACAAAATAAGGCACAAGAGCAACTAGATGGAATCAACTAAATTAAAAATATTAGTAATTGATAAAGCCCCGAGTAGAATTAAATATACCGAATATTTTAAATTTGACTTTGAATTAGTTCACATGAGCTCAAAGCCAATTACTAAATTGCTAAAAAAGGACGTTGATCTTGATATAGATACCGATCTCTATGATTTGGTGATCTTGGTAGGTGCTGAAGCGGCTAAAGAATACGCTAAAATTACCAGCGTAACAAACTATGCTGGTCAATTGGTCAACGATAAGTTCATACCAATCAGCAATCCAGCAATGCTAGCGTTCAAACCAGAGGGAAAACCTGATTTTGAGCGTGCTGTAGACAAAATACATAAATATATTAGTGGTGAGGCTAAACCTGCTAAAACCGGTGATTTTTGTGGTATTGATCGCGAAGAAGATGCGCGTGCTTTCTTTCAAGAAGTCTTAGATAACGCACAAGGTGTAGTTGCCGTAGACACAGAAACTACAGGCCTATACCCCCGTGATGGTTATGTGCTAGGAATTAGCATGAGCTATAAGCCAAATCACGGTAGATATGTTAGCTGTGATTGTATTGGTGAAAGTACGTTTGAACTACTCAAAGAAATTTGTAGCCGTTTTACAGTTGTATTTCATAATATGAAATTTGACTATAAAATGCTTAAATATCACCTAGACCTAGACTTTGACAGAACACGAGTACATGACACTATGGTTATGCACTATGTCCTAGACGAAACAGACAGTCATGGCCTAAAAGAACTGGCATTAAAATACACTGATTATGGCGATTATGACGCTAAACTGGATGAATTTAAGCGGGAGTACTGCAAGGCAAATGGTGTACTCAACGAAAACTTTACCTATGACCTAATTCCCTTTGACATTATCAGCGAATATGCTAGCATAGACACAGCCGTTACACTAGAGCTATTTAATAAGTTTTGGCCTATAGTACAAAAGAATGATAAACTGCATAAGGTGTACACAGAAATCTTAATTCCAGGCACACTATTCTTAATGGACATGGAAGAAGTAGGTATACCTATTAGTCGTGAGCGTATGCAGTTGGCTGACAAATATTTAACTACTAAGATTGAAGAAGCTAAACAGCATATTTATACTTTTGACGAAGTTAAATTGTTTGAGCAGCACGAGCAAAAGATATTTAACCCTAATAGTGTTATGCAGCTACGCAGTATACTATTTGACTATGTTGGCTTAACACCCACAGGCAAGAAAACTGGTACTGGTGCTATTAGTACCGATGCAGAAGTCCTAGAGCAATTAAGTGAAGAACATGAGCTTCCTAAAGCGATCCTACAAGTACGTAAACTATCCAAAATCCAAAACACATATATACACAAGATACTTCCTGAGCTTGATAGGGATGATAGGATTCGTACTAATTTTAATCTTATCTTTACCACTAGTGGTCGTCTTTCTAGCAGTGGGAAGTTTAATGCACAACAAATACCACGAGACGACCCTATTATCAAAGGCTGTATCAAAGCTCCGCAGGGTTATAAAATCGTTTCGCAAGACTTAAGAACTGCTGAAATGTATTATGCTGCTGTGCTCAGTGGAGATAAAAATCTGCAAAAAGTATTTACTGATGGCGGAGACTTTCACAGCAGTATTGCTAAAATGGTGTTTGATCTTGAGTGTCCAGTAGATCAGGTAAAGAAACTATACCCAGATATGCGTCAAAGTGCTAAGGCTATTAGCTTCGGGATTTTATACGGATCCGGGGCCGATAAGGTTAGTGTAACTGTTAGTAAAGCTACTGGGCAGTACTATCCTGTAGAACGTGCCCGTGATGATATTAAGCAGTATTTTACAACTTTTAAGAAACTAAAGCAGTGGTTAGACACACGCAAAACATTTATTGAACAAAATGGATATACTTACTCGTTTTTTGGCCGAAAAAGACGGCTTCCTAACGTATTCAGCAGTGACAAAGGAATCGCAGCCCACGAAGTACGAAGTGGTATTAACTCAGAAATCCAATCGCTGGCAAGTGACGTTAACCTACTCGGAGCTATTGGAACTGCTAGAGAAGTTGTCGAGTGTGGACTTGACGCAAGAATCTTCATGCTTGTCCATGACTCAATCGTGGCAGTTGTTAAGACCGAGCAGGTAGAACAGTATTGTGACATACTACGTAAAAATACACAGCATGAGTGGGGTTGCAATATTAGTGGCTGCGCTATTGGTGTAGACCAAGATATTGGAGATGACTATAGCTTTGGACACTTTGAAGAAACCTACAAACTGGACGGCGATCAACTGGCCCGTATTTAGACTTGGTGAACGACAGCCCATAGTAGCCGATGGGCTAGTTTTTTATCGTACAGAGTACACTAATCCAGATGATAATACTTACAGCGACAATTATCAAATAGTAGACGATAAAAATATTAACAAACCAACACTAGGTTTGCGCAGACTGCTAATTAAGGATAAACTTTTTAGGATTAGCAGTGCTATATACTTTATTGGTGATGTTATTAAGCTGGCAAAAGCAACAACTTGGTTTATTGACAACCATGGACAGGTATTTCAGCACAAAAAATCTACGCGCGCCAAGCTGGCTACGCATAAACTTAAACAAGTTTTACCTGCTAGTGGGCTTGGGTGTGTTCTTGAGGTTGAGGGTCTGGTTGAGCGCTTTAAAAGCCTGCAAGTTCCAAAACCAGAAGAACAATATTGTGGAATACTTACCTATGGTCACAGCAATTTATTGTATGGATACTATAGTGAACCTATAAAAACAACTTGGAGAATGGTGTAATGGCAAAAGCTATTATATCTAATAGAATATACATAGATAATCCTGGCATACTACATACTAAACACGTAATAAATCAGCTTACCTACAAAATACATAAGAACACAGGATCAAAAAAGTTTACTAGTGTAGAAACTATTAGAAATTACAGGTCGCTAACTAGTGGTATTATTAGTATGCCGCAAGGTAGAGTGGATCTTATACCTGAAGGCTATGAAATAGTAGATAAAAGAGTGCTAGTACCAGTGCCGTTTCCAACACCTAAGTATGCACTACGTGAAGATCAACTAGCAGTGTACGATCAAGTAGAAGATACTTGTTTTATTAATGCCTTAGTAGGCTGGGGCAAGACCTTTACAGCACTACATATTGCTAGAAAATTTGGTCAGAAAACGCTAGTAGTAACACATACTACTTCATTGCGTGATCAATGGCGTGATGAGATTGAAGCACTATTTGGTATGCAATGTGGTATTATAGGCAGTGGTAATTTTGACATAGAAGATCATGCTATTGTAGTTGGAAATGTGCAAAGTATAGTAAAACACTTAGACAAACTACAAAAAGAGTTTGGCACAGTAATCCTAGATGAAGCACATCATTGCCCAGCCACTACATTTAGCGAAACAGTAGACACTTTTTATGCTAGATATAGAATTGCACTTAGTGGTACTATGACACGTAAAGACGGTAAGCATGTAATGTTTCAAGATTACTTTGGCAGCACAGTTTACAGACCACCACAAAGTAATACTATTAATCCTGTAGTACATATAGTTAAAAGTAACATAGTATTAAAACCTAATGTACCCTGGGTAGAAAAGATAAATGAGTTAACACAAAATGATGATTATAGACGTTATATTAGTGCTATTGCTAATTTTCATATCACTAAAGGCCATAGCGTACTTGTTATAGCAGATAGAGTAGAATTCTTAGAAAAGGTCAAAGAATATGTTGGAGAAACGTGTTTGTTGGTTACTGGCGACACCAGCTATGAAGAAAGGCAGTATGCAAAAGAACAATTACTCAGCAAAGCAAAAATGTGCGTTGCTGGTAGCAGGCAAATCTTTAGTGAAGGTATCTCCATCAACATACTCAGTTGCGTTATCTTAGCAGTACCTATGAGTAATGATAGTTTACTAGAACAAATTGTTGGTAGAATAATGCGACCACATCCAGGTAAACTAGATCCTATAGTAGTAGACATTCAATTTAGTGGCTGGGCTGATCGCAAGCAGAACACAGATAGATTGGGCCTTTATATGAAGAAAGGTTGGGAAACCAAACTGGTTTAAAAAATTTAACTTGTTATAGCTAGTTGTTTGTGCTATAATATTATATTGAGTAGAAATATGGTCTTACGATTTAATCTTGAAAAATTGCAGCAAAAATCAAAACAACACTGGGACTTGTTAGATATACTACGAGACTATCGCAGCGGTCGTTGGGTTAAACTCAATAATGCTAAAATAACCAGTGAAATGTTTAGTGGACCTAGTTTCATACTCAAACCGGATCAGTTGTTAGATGATACTAGAACTGATAGATTATTTATAATTCAATATGTAAAACTAGCGGGTCGTAGAAATTGGCAATTTTACCAAGACCTAGGTTATAAATTTTTAGATTTAACCTACTATCCAGATATAGAAATAAGCACATTAAAATATAATCCGCTACTAGAAATAAAAAACAAACGAATACACTTCAAATACGAGGAATAAATATGGCACTTAGCTTTAAACAAACAAAAGGCAAAGCTGTAACAAATAAAGTAGAAACTTACGAATATAAAGATGGCGAAAATACAGTTAGGTTAATTGGCGGAGTTTTGCCACGTTATATTTACTGGATTAAGGGCACTAATAACAAGGATATCCCTGTTGAGTGCTTGGCATTTAGCCGTGAAAAAGAGAAGTTTGATAACATGGAAAAAGATCATGTGCCTGACTTCTATCCTGAACTTAAATGCAGCTGGAGCTATTCGATCAATTGTATCGACCCTAAAGATGGTAAAGTTAAGGCGCTTAATCTTAAAAAGAAGTTATTTGAGCAAATCTTAACAGCAGCTGAAGATTTAAATGACCCAACTGACTACGATACCGGTTGGGATGTGGTGTTTAAACGTACTAAAACTGGACCACTAGCATTTAATGTTGAATATACCTTACAGGTATTGCGCTGCAAACCACGCGCTCTTACAGCAGAAGAAAGAGCTGCCGCGGATTCTGCACAAAACATAGACGAAAAGTTTCCAAGGCCTACAGCAGACGAAGTTAAGGCTCTTTTAGAAAAAATTAACACACAAAATGATGAAGATGGTAATGATGCGTCAGAGCAAGAAGCAGTAAAAGAATTAGGTTAATAATAAAATAGCCCGTATAAAGTATACGGGCTATTTTATTAATTCTTTGGAGGATTTTATGGATAGTATATCTTGTATTTATATATTATATTGGGATATTAACTATCCATATATAGGTCAAACAGTAAATTTCCATACAAGATACAATAAACATATAAATGAGATAAAACAAAAGATTCATTGTAATTATAAAATATTGCAAGAATACGAAAAATATAATGCTTTACCTAATATAGAAATATTATTTAGAATTAAAAACAGTAAAGATGATTTAAATTATTTTGAGGAATTATTTATTAAAGAATTTGATTCTATAGATAATGGATTAAATATTATATCGGGCGGATATAGCGTAGGTATAGGCACTAATAATTCAGCATCAAAGTATTCTAAAGATCAGTTAAAATTAGCTTTTGAATTATTAGCTGATGTTAATAATAGCTATAAACAAATATCAACTATTACAAAGATAAATTTAGATACTATTAAAAAAATTGGTCAGGGTGCACAACATCTATGGCTACACGAAGAATATCCCAAAATATCTGCTAAAGTGCTAAGCATATCTTCCAAAGAAAGATATAAAAATTCGGCTAGTGCTATTAGTCAGGGTAAACAATATAGAAAAATAATGTCACCAAATGGAATTATTTATACAGTAACAAATACGCTAGAATTTTCCAAACAACATAATTTACCAAATGGAAATTTATGCTCAGTCCTACTAGGAAAAAGAAAGACCGTAAATGGCTGGAAAGGCATTGATTAAATGAAATTACTATTTACAGCAGACTTACACATAAAATTAGGGCAGAAAAACGTACCACAAGACTGGGCTAGAAACAGATATAACTTACTATGGCAACAATTAGCAGAAAAACAAGCCAAGGCTGATGTATTTGTTATAGGTGGTGATGTGTTTGACAAACTGCCTAGTATGGAAGAACTAGAGATATACTTTGACCTAATCGGCAATTGTAATATACCAACTATTATATACAGCGGTAATCATGAAGCAGTTAAAAAATCAACTACTTTTATGACTAATTTAGCTAAAGCTACTAACAAGATGAATCGTAAAGTTATAGTCATAGATGATTACTACAGCGATTATGGAGTAGAGTTTGTTCCCTACAACAAACTAAAAGATTTTGAACAAAACAATCCGTGGCCAGATGGCGGACAGATACTGTGTACACACGTTCGTGGTAGTATACCACCACATGTAACGCCTGAAGTAGATTTAAATATTTTTAGCGGCTGGGATGTTGTCTTAGCCGGAGACTTACACAGTTATGAAAATTGTCAACTTAATATTCTTTATCCCGGTAGCCCTGTTACTACTAGTTTTCACCGTCAACCAGTTGACACTGGTGTTATCTTAATTGATACTGAAACATTGACACATAGTTGGCTAAAGCTGGAAGTTCCACAGTTAATAAGGTTGACAGTTGGAGTAAGCGACCCTAAACCGCCAACACCGTATCATCATACAATTTATCAAGTTGAGGGTGATATGCAGGAGTTGGGTGAGCTAGAAGATAATGAGTTAATTGATCGCAAAGTTATTAAGCGGAGTACAGATGTACAATTAATGCTTGATAATGAAATGACACTAGTCGAAGAAGTTCGTGAGTATTTAACCTATGTGCTACAATTGGGCAGTCAAACGGTTGAACAAACTGTATTAGAACTGCAAGCACACTTAGCTAAAATTGAAACTGATGACTGAACATCCTAATATGATATATGTAGCTAAAATAATTAGCGAACGTAAGCATGGCACACAAGAGTTATGGCACAGTGAATTAAATAGTGCTAGAGACTGTGTATTATTAATAGAACAACTGGGATTTTTAAACAAGCGAAAGTTTTGGGGCAATGATAACAATAAAAGAACTACGTTGGAGTAATCTTTTTAGTTATGGTGCTAATAACAAGATAAACTTTGTACACGCTCCACTTACGCAATTAGTAGGTAGAAATGGACACGGTAAAAGCAGTATAGCACTTATATTAGAAGAAGCACTCTACAACAAAAACAGCAAAGGCATTAAAAAAGCCGATATACTAAATCGTCACGTTAAAGATAAAACTTATACAATTGAACTAGATTTTAGTCGTGATGATAGTGATTATACAGTAAAAACAGTTCGCGGCGCACAACAAACTGTTAAACTATTAAAAGATGGTAGGGATATTAGTGGGCATACCGCTACTACAACCTATAAGATGATTGAAGATATTATAGGCATAGATCATAAAAGTTTTGCACAGATTGTTTATCAAAGCAATGCTAATAGCCTAGAGTTCTTAACTAGTGCAGATACAGCACGCAAAAAGTTTTTAATAGAAATACTTAACCTAACTAAATATACTAAAGCTGGTGAAATATTTAAGGAGTTGGGTACAGATCTTAAACAAGAATTAAGTGGAATACAAGGTAAAGTTACTACAATACAAGCTTGGTTGGACAAATATGCTAATACTAATCTTAGCTATAAGCAAGAAGTAGCAGTACCAGTACTAGATCAACAACTAGAACCTCAGCTAGTAGAGGTGCAGGCACAAATTAGTAATATTGACAAATTAAACAAGCAGATCAATCAAAATAATACTTATAAAAAACAATTAAACAATATAACACTACTAGATGCTCCACAAGCTCCTGATGTAAAGCGTATGCAGCTTATGGAGTCAGAATATACAAACCACCTGCGCACAATACGTGATGGTGAATCATTTATTGAAAAACTAAATAAATTAAGTGGTGTTTGTCCAACTTGCTTTAGTTTAATAAATGAAGAAAAAGTTAATGAATTAATTGTTGAGCGTACTAGTGAAATTGAAGAAGCTAGAGCTAGTGGGGTGGTTTGTGCAGTAGTTATAGAAGACATAAAGCAACAAAAACAGCAATATGATACTAGCCTAGCAAAACAAGCTGAGTGGGAAAAGCTACACCTGTTAATAGACAAAAACCTACCACAGCAAGTACTAGACAAAAATGACTTGCAGCGCGAATATGAACGAGTTAGCACACTAATCACAAAAACTCGTGAAGAAATACAGCGTTGTGAACAACATAATAGTAGTGCTAAAGCGCACAATACTAAAATAGACACTATTAAGCAGCAGCTTGGTGATATGCGTCAAGAGCTAGAAGAGCATACATTTCAGCTAGGTTTAATTAATGAACGCATTAATATTGTTAATATACTCAATAAAACTTTTTCAACAACCGGACTAGTAGCATACAAAATAGAGTGCTTAGTCAAGGATTTGGAGGAAATTACTAATCAATATTTAGTTGAATTGAGTGATGGCAGATTTCAGATTAGTTTTAAGGTAAACAGCAGCGATAAACTAAATGTTGTTATCAGTGACAACGGTCGCGATATAGATATTAGTGCACTTAGTGGTGGTGAAAAAGCCCGTGTAAATGTAGCTACACTGTTAGCCATACGCAAGTTAATGCAAACCTTAAGCAGCAGTCGTATTAACTTGTTAATCTTAGACGAAACTGTAGAAGCACTAGATGTAGATGGCAAAGATAAATTGGTAGAAGTTTTACTCAAAGAAGAACACCTAAATACCTTTTTAGTCAGCCACGGTTTTAGCCACCCCCTACTAGAGAAAGTAAATGTTATTAAACGTAATAACATATCTCGCATTGAGGCGTAGTATAAGTATGAAGCACTATCAAAAAATAGCACAAGTGCGAAAAAATAAACAAGCTCGTGATAGACAAAAGATTGAGCAACTAGACTTAAATACTAAAGAAAATTTATATACAGATCAACTAGGCAATATTGATTGGATTAGGTTAGCCAAACACGTTAATGAGGCCTGCAGTGGTAGATAGTCGTCAAAAAGGTGCACGCACTGAAACTATCGCACGTGATATGTTGCGTAAGCACACTGGCCTAAATTGGGAGCGAGTGCCTGGATCAGGTGCTCTTGACCCTAAACATCAGCTTAAGGGCGATCTCTACATACCTGGGCAAACAAATAGGTTTTGTGTAGAAGTAAAAGGCTATGCAGATGATCATATTAATAGTGGATTATTAACACATAAAACTCCACAGCTGATTGAGTGGTGGCAACAAACTCAGCGTCAAGCCACGCAAGTAGACAAACTACCACTACTTATATTCAAGCATGATCGCAGTAAATTGTTTGTGGCTACTGTGGTATTTGACGATGACGCATTGTTGGAGAAGCGCTGGTTAATGTACAATGCTGATGACTATGAGTTTTATATCTTTTTACTAGAAGATTGGCTTAACATAAGCACACTTAAATTTGTGTCTTGACACTGCCTAGCGTGTGTGATATAATAATAGATTACACTCTAAAAATACCATGAAAACCTTCAAACAAATAGAACAGAATCAAAACGCACTGATGATAGTAGATGCGCTTAACCTTGCTTTTCGCTATAAGCATAGTGGCGCTAGAAACTTTGCTGAAGACTACCTACGCACGGTTCAAAGTCTTAGCAAGAGCTATAAAGCTCGTTGGACAATTATTGCTGCAGATCAAGGATCAAGCAGTTATCGCAAAGATATATACCCACTATACAAGCAAAATCGCAAAGACAAGTACGAACAACAAACTGAAGCTGAACGCGCAGAGTTTGAGCTATTCTTTGAAGATTTTACAGCTACACTAGAGCTACTTGGTGAACACTATCCTGTATTACGCTATCAGGGTGTAGAAGCAGACGATATTGCTGCATATGTAGTATCAAAGAAAGCTAAGCTAGGCATACCAGAAATTTGGTTAATGAGCAGTGATAAAGACTGGGACCTACTAGTACAACCAGGTGTAGGTCGGTTTAGCTATGTTACACGAAAAGAGACTACTTATGAAAACTGGAATGATCATTATAGTTTTGAACCCACAGATTATATTCATGTTAAGTGTCTTATGGGCGATAGTGGCGATAATGTGCCTGGTGTGCCTGGCGTTGGACCTAAACGTGCTCAGCAACTTGTTGAAGAGTATGGTACTACCTGGGATATTATTAATAGTATTCCTCTACCTGGTCGGTACAAATACATTCAAGCCATTAATCAGAGTCGTGAACAACTGGAAACAAACTATAAACTCATGGATTTACAAACTTACTGCAAGGATGCGCTAGGCGTAGAAAATTGTAAAAATATTGATGAAATACTAGGACTAACATTAAAGTGAAATACAGTACACAATTCTTAAATATTAATAGTAGCTATGATCACGGTCGTGATCTAGCCGTAAAGCAAGTTGTAGAGTGCAGAGTCGATAACGCAGTCTACCTACCCAAACGTGCTAATGCTACTGATGCAGGTGCAGACTTACGCAGCACTGAAAAGTTGGAAATCTATCCTGGCGAAACAAAAGTTGTTGATACTGGTGTAGCCATAAAAATTCCACAGGGTTACGGTGGCTTTGTATTTAACAGATCGGGACAAGGTAAAAACGGAATTATTGTGCTTAATGGCGTAGGCGTTATTGACAGTGATTATCGCGGAAATATAAAAGTAGCACTAAAAAATATTAGTGAAAATAGATATGGAATAGAGGTTGGAGATAGAATTGCACAGCTGGTTATCTTGCCAGTTATCTTATGTGATTTTGTCGACAGCTGGAATGATACAGAACGTGGTACTGGAGGATTTGGTAGCACAGGAAAATAGGAGCAATTATGCAAGTAAGTACACGAGCACAAGTAATTACAAGGAGGACTTATAATAGACCTACTAGTGATGATGGTAAACAATTTGAAACATGGGAACAAACAATAGCACGCGTTACAGAACATCAACGCTGGCTATGGGAACGTGCAGCAGCCCGTCCACTAGTACCTAATGAGATTAAAGAATTAAACGATCTTAAACAATTAATGCTAGATCGTAAAGTATTAATGGCTGGACGCACACTGTGGCTAGGCGGTACACCAGTAGCACAAACACGCGAAGCATCGCAGTTTAACTGTAGTTTTACACATGTAGAAACAGTATATGATGTAGTTGATGTGTTATGGCTACTACTTCAAGGTTGTGGTGTGGGCTTTAAACCCATTGTAGGTACACTAAATGGATTCTCAAAAACAATCAAGAATATTCGAGTTGTTAAAAGCCAACGAACAGCTAAGGGTGGAAATGAACAGAATGTTGAGATCTGGGATGCAACCACAAAAACCTGGACAATTAAAGTTGGCGACAGTGCCGAAGCATGGGCTAAATCTATCGGCAAGCTCCTTGCTGGCAAATACCCTGCTGATACTCTTGTGCTTGATTTTAGTGAGCTCAGACCTGCTGGGGAAAGGTTAAAAGGATATGGATGGATTAGCAGTGGTGACGCAGCTATCTCAAAAGCTTATGTTGCAATTGCCAACATACTTAATGGTAGGGCTGATAGCCTTCTCACTAGGATGGATATTCTTGACATTATTAATCATCTCGGAACGATCCTGTCCAGTCGTAGATCGGCTGAAATCGCTCTTTTCGATTATGGTCAACCGGAGTGGGAAGAATTTGCAGTAGCTAAAAAGGACTTTTGGCTATATGATCGTGCACATCGTCAACAGTCGAATAATAGCCTAGTATTCAAGGAAAAACCAACACGAGCTGAACTAAAGCATATATTTAATCTTATGCTAGAAGCTGGTGGTAGCGAACCAGGATTTATTAATGAACAAGAAGCTCTTAGACGTGCTCCGTGGTTTAAAGGAGCAAATCCATGTGTCGAAATCCTATTGGGCAACAAATCCTTCTGTAACCTTACAGAAACGGACATCTCCAAGTTTAAAGGTGACACCGCTGGATTACACGATGCGATCAGATTGGCTGCCAGGGCAAATTATCGTCAAACCTGTGTTAATCTTAAAGACGGGATCTTACAAGAAGCATGGCACCTTAACAACTATTTCCTACGTCTCTGCGGGGTTGGTTTAACAGGTATTGCAATGCGTCCAGATATGAATAGTTATGACTACGAATATCTTAAGCGCACAGCTACAGCTGCTGCTACTAGTATGGCCGATGAATTAGGGTTACCACGTCCTAAGAATGTTACCTGTGTTAAGCCATCGGGAACACTGTCAAAGATCATGGATTGTACAGAAGGCGTGCACAAGCCACTAGGCAAGTACATTTTCAACAATGTACAATTTAGTACTTATGATCCAATGATTCCCCTATTACGAGATGCTGGATACAAAGTAATTAATCATCCTACAGACCCTACTGGTGTACTAGTAACATTTCCAGTAGAGTGGAAAGATGTACCATTTCACAAAGAGAGTGGCAAAGAAGTAAACTTGGAGAGTGCAGTACATCAGCTAGAGCGATATAAATTACTGCAAACTAGCTGGACTCAGCAAAATACATCAGTAACAATTAGTTATGATCCTAGTGAAGTGTCGGAGATTATTGACTGGTTATTAAATAATTGGGATTGTTATGTAGGTGTAAGTTTTATTTATAGAACTGATCCTACTAAAACAGCTCAAGATTTGGGCTATTTATACCTTCCACAAGAAGTTGTAGATGAACAAACATTCAAAGACTATGTTTACAACCTAAAATCAATTAATTTAGAAAATGCTAATAGTTTTGATGAAATTATTGGTGATGATTGTTCAACGGGGGCTTGTCCCATAAAGTAATGGAAAAAGAACTAACATTTACCTTAAGCATAAATGAAGCTAACAATATACTAGCTGCACTACAAGAATTACCCGCTAAAGTGGCAAATCCACTTACAGCAAAAATTCAGCAGCAAGCACAACAACAACTGCCAAAAGAAGAAGTATCAGGACCAACAGGCCCATAAAAAAAAGCCCAGTAGATTACTCTACTGGGCTTTTTGCTTTATAGTGGTGTATCTAAGTTACTATCTTCTTCATCTACATTATTAGGATCGTGCATATTGTCTAGTTCATGAAATACTTCAACTAGTATATCACGATAGGGTTGATCTACACGGTGTAAGTCTAGTAGATAAATATCTAGGTGATCGTTACGTAGTAGTTCAGCATGATACATAAATTGACCAAAAGCTTCTAGGTCTTCACTGATGTTTTGGTTAGCATAATTTTCGATTACTTGTGCTGCCATCATACGCAGTGGTTCGCTAATCATGCCTTTTTCTGTTAGTTTTACTAGCTGTAGTGCTTTACCTTCACGCTCACGCATAATTTGATTGCGTTTAGCAGTGCTCCAGCTATAACCGCCGTCTCCGCCCCAAAGATCCCAGGCTACACGACCTTTACTAGGAAATCCTTCTTCACCACTGCGAAAACCTGTTGCTTGTTTATCGGGTTCGTGACGGCTAAAAAAGCTGTACATACGTAATACTGTACTAGCTGATAGAGGTTCACGATCTTTTAATTGGTTTGCTCGGGCTAAACCTACAAGTGTTCCACCTGCTTTGCCCTCTTGTTTCCATTTAAGTGCTCGCCTAGCAGCACTAGCCATACCACTAGTAGGCTTGTAGGTTTTTGCCATATTTATTCCTTATAAGCTAAAATTATTTCTTTACATAGTCGGCTGCGTACTATATCACTATCCATAAATCTAACAACCTCTACGCCTTCTATATGTTGTAATCTATGTGTAGCGTCGTCTAGTCCACTGTTTGTAATATCGCTTTGACCACTATCTCCACTTATTATTATTTTACAGTTTTTACCTATGCGTGACAAGATCATTTTCATCTCATCCCTTGTAGCATTTTGAGCCTCGTCTAACAAGACTATGCAATTTTCAAAAGTAAGTCCACGCATAAATCCCAGTGGTTTAGGTAATATATCCCCATTTTTTAGTGCATATTCGTAAAATCCTTTGCCAAGGCTGCGACTAAAGATTTCATCAAATGGTTCTAAATAGGGCGCGTATTTTTCCTCTAGTGTACCTGGAAGAAATCCTAATCCACGACCAGTTTCTACATTAGGTCTGGTTAGGATAATACGCTTTATGCGACGGTGAAATAATTCACCGGCCGCATAACTAGCTGCAATATAAGTTTTTCCTGTGCCAGCACTGCCTATACCAAATACTATATCATTTTCATGTATAGCGCGTAGGTATGTTTCTTGAATATAGTTTAGTGGTTTAACATCACGAAAACCAAATTCAAGTGGTATTACATTAGAGTTACGCTGTTTTTTGCTAGAGCTTTTACTCATGGGCCGCCTATAGGTTAATTTCACTTTTTATCGGGTACTTTGGTGCCTTCCAACTTCTCGTGTACCTTAACCTCTTTGCAGACTTGTTCAGGCTTGCCGTCTTTGCCCATAACAGGCTTGCCGTCTTTTACCTTATCAATACAAGCCTTTTCCTTTTTAGCTTCGTCTTTTTTACTAGGAGCTTTTTCTTCTTTTTTGCTAGGCTCATCCTTTTTTGCATCTGCTTTAGCAGGAGCTTTTTCTTCTTTCTTTTGTGGCTCGTCTTTTTTAGCCTCTGCTGCTAGTACTGGTTGTACTAGTAGACTAGTAGCAAAAAGTGCAATTAAAAATTTTTGCATAAATTTTCCTTTTATAGTTCAGGGAATTGTGGTTGTGGTGGCATTAGTTTTCCACCAAAACCTACGGTAACACCTTGATTACCACTTTGTGGCATTTGACTAACTGTAATACCACCGCTACCAATTGTTACTGTTGGTTGTGGTGGCGGAGTAGGTGGTTTATCCCAACCTTTATTAGCAGCAGCTAGTGCCTGTTTTTGCGCTTCTTTATCACCGCTTGCTAACATAATACCCGACAGTGTGCCTGTTAAAAATGTAGCAATAGGAATAATTAGCTCAAAAAATTTATTATCTACTGGACTTATACCGTTCATAGGTTGTGTAACAAATATAAGACTGTAGAGTACAACAAAAACAATACCAAATAGTGTAAGAGCTAGTACCATGCCAATAAAAAACTTAAGCCTAGCCATTAGCTCATCTTCTGTATAACGTGGGCCTTCCCATAGGTCTTTAATCATTTGCAATCCTTTGGTGCACTAACACTGGCAGGTTGTTTGTTACTAGTGTTATTAGCTTTTTCATATGGTGTTAAATCTTCTGGGCAGGTACCGTTAGCGCTACAATAAGGACGTTTACATACCTTATGTTCCCAATTATCAGGATTTTGACAAGGATAACGGTACATATCAGTACAACTAGCTAATAGTAGTGTTAATAGGGCTATCCTAACCATGGTATCCACATCCATAGTGCTTGAGTAACTAATAAACTGCCAAGTGCACCTACTACAGTGCTAACCCAAAACATTGGCATACTAGCTGCAAGTATACTAGCAGTTAATAATACAATACTAATTTGTAGTACGCTACCACTCCAGGTAAACCAAGGACTACGCTGCTTAGCTTGATCACGTTCTGCTTCTAGCGCTTTGGCTTTTTCCATGATTTCCTTTTTATCGTCACTCATGCGCTTAGCTTCTGCTAAAAACTTATCACGATTTTCTGGTTTTTGTGCTTCTGCTGCGCTAATCTCGTAGAGAACGCCACGAACATTCTTAGCCTGATACCAAGCCCACATATTATTAGCTTGTATAGTATTATTTTGTATTTTACTACTATTTGATCCGCCAATCATAGTATTGATTGCTAGTAGCGCGGCTAAAAATACAATAACAAATCCGGCTTTGTCCTTGATTTTAGCTTCTTTTTCACTACGAGTTAATGGTTTAGGTTCTGGTTTATCACTCATACTAGTCCTTACTTGTTAGCTAGTGGATTATCTAGTGCTTTTTTAAGATCTTCACTAATTTTCTTGTCAAGTGCCTTTAATTTAGCATCAACTTCACGATTATTAGCTGCAATAGCTTTAGCATTATCAGCACTCATCTTATTCATTTCTTTAGTAGCAGCATTAAGTGATTGATCGGCTGCTTTTTGTATAGATCTAACCTCAACCTTAATTTCCTGCACAGTTTTATCTAGTTCACGCTGCTGCGTTTTGTTGCTGGACTCTACGCTTTCAACTACCTTTTCAAGTCTACGTATATCACCTTTAAGATCATTTTTAATATCGCGCGTATACTCAGCAGTTTTATCTGATCCTTCCTGCACAGCCCTAGCAGTTTTAGTAGAATTTTCCTCTATAACTGCCAGTCGTTTATCAAATTCGCTAAAATCTGGTGCTACATACTCGGCAATCTTCTTTTTCATGCCTATATAGTCTTTGTAAACTTCAAAAGCACCATATAATGCACCTAGTACACTGCTTAATAGTGTAGCCACAATCATTAATTTAGCAGGCGTAAAATCATAACCACCTACACTAATAACAGTATCTTTACTAGCATACTTTTTAGCCGCAGCTTCTAGTTCTTCTACTTTTTTGTCTAAGTTTACTTTTTCTTCACTCACGGCTACCTCCACTGTTGGTTTATCATCTGCTGGTGCAGCTCATCGCTGCGTAAGTTTTGCAGTGCACGTCTATTATCTATGGTACGTTGATTACGATAAATTTCCTTGGGTTGATAAAAACTAACGTCTGCTAGTGTTATTAAATAAGAATTAAATCCTATAGGTATTTGTGCAATATTAGATATCGATAAGTTACCTGCTATCTCACTATCTTGAACGTTTTGTCTAACAGTGCTAACTTTACTATCTTGCTTAGCTTCTTCAGTGATCGGTCTACTATCTAATACACTGTTTAATGGGTCTGCCTTATTAGTTAAAAAATTAGACTGCTGCGTTGGTATATCTTGAGTTTGTCCTAATAGTGGATTTAAGGATATTAGTTGTAAAGATGATGTTGCGCTACTACCTAAAGACTGAACTAAACTACTAGAACTATTAATTATTGTAGATGTATTTACTACTTCTTGTATATTAGCTTGAGTAGTAATATTTGATGTAGCTATAGACTGTTGTTTTGTTTTGTTATCTTGTGATACTGTTACAACAGCACTTGTTGTTTGCTGACTAGGATTTTGTAGAACACTAAATTGTTGTGGTGAACCTTGTAGTTGAAAAGTACTAGAACTGTTACTGGTAGGAGCTTGAAATAAGCTCAAAGATTGTTGACTTTTACTATCTTTACTAGTTGCTAAAATAACTGCTTGTTGTTGCGTACTAATGCCTGCTTCTGCGCTTAGTCTAGCAAACCTTGAAGCAACTTGTTCTGCTTGTTTTACAACCTGCTGAGTTAATTTTTCAGTTTCTTGCACTGCTGCTGTAGACGCATCTAATGATATTCGCTGCTCACGTTGCTGATTATCATCTATTTTTATAAGAGTAGTTATTAATCTATCAATATTAACATCTATTGGTCTTAGCTCTTCGTTAAATTCTAATTCTACTACGCCAGGTTCTTTTTCAAATAAATCCTGTTTGTCAAGTGGTTTAGGTTTAGATTGTTCTTGATAAGTAACAGCTACAGTATATGTGGTATCTTCTGTTTTAACTACATCATTATTTGTAGTAGTAGTTAAGTTCTTTTGTAATGCTTCTTGAAATTTTGGACAGTCTGGGCTGTACAGTGGGTTATTAACACAAGGATCTGGTTTGTATTTAAGTTGAAAACTAACATTAGTAATTTCTGGGCCATAAGGTCCTGCCCAATAATTATTATCCATACCTACAAAACCAAATTGAACATTGCTAACTTCATTTGGGCGTCTAAGTTTAGTCCAGTCTTGGCTCCAGTTATATGTTGTCCAGTTATGTATAAAATTTAAGTTATAGTTATAGCTTTCTAGTATAGTACTTCCGCCTTTGTCGTACAAATTAACATAAGCGCTTAATTGATCTAATCTACCATCATCCCAACCATTTCCATTTTTACTGCTCCAACTAAATAGAAAACCTGTTGTTACTAGATTAGTTCCACTATATGGCAGTGATTTTGCTACGTTAGCATATTGATAAAGATTACCTAACCCATAACTAAAGTTAATATTACCATCTGGGCGAATCATAGGATTAGGGCCGCAATATCCAGGATCTCCAGGTGCCCAACATGTAAGTGCTGGTACAAATGTTCCGCCTTGCCAGGTACTTGAAGAGGCTGTAGCAGTTTGAGTATTATTAACTAAGTTTCCAGTAATGTCTAAGCTACTAGTTTGTGCAAAACCTGGTAGTATTGATAGGGTCATTAATACTAGCAATATAGCCCAAACTACAGCTTTATCTTTTAGCCTAGCCATTCTCTTTAACTAGCTTGGGCAACTTATCAGGATTCTTTGCCCAAGCTTCTTTAGCTTGTTCACCAATTAACCCCTCATAGGGACAAGGCGTACCTGCCATCATCATAGCATCAAACACCCGTCTATCCTGACACATGGTAGCTACCGCAGCTACTTTCATACCCATGTCAAATAATGTTTTTGATAGTTTTAGTCGCTCACAATTCATATCTCGCTGTGTACCGCCTAGGGCCATACCAAATATCTGAGTTTGAACTGCTCCGCTTTGACCAGTAGTACAAAGATCTGGACTACCACCACTCATCATTGCTGGTGCTATAGCTGTTGGTGGCGGTTGAATTACACGTTGAGTAACCGTAGTTTCATTAATGTTACGATTAGTCATTTCACCAGTTTGAATATTTTGATTAATACTGTTACTAATATTGTTATTAGTGTTAACATTATTAGATGCTGAAACACTCTGACTATAATTTCTATTAGTCATATCACCAGTTTGCACGTTGTTTACAGTGCTGTTACTAGTAGTAACATTGTTATTGTTATAGGTCATTGTACCAGTGTTTATGTTTTCAACTTTACTAGTACTAGTACTAACATTGTTATTATTTAGCGTTTGCGTACCAGTATTAATATTTTCATTTCTGCTGGTGCTAGTTGTAGCATTATTATTGTTGTATGTCATAGTACCACTATTAACGTTATTGTTGTTGTAAGTCATAGTACCACTATTAATGTTTTCGTTTTTATTTGTACTACTAGTAATATTGTTGTTGTTGTAAGTCATAGTACCAGTATTAACATTATTGTTGTTGTAGGTCATAGTACCACTATTATTGTTATTATTTGTATAAGTTACACTACCACTCATACGATTGTCGTTAATATTAGTAGCTGTACCACTTTGTACATTATTGTTAGTGTTGATATTTGTACTAGTGCTTGTATTAGTATTTGCATTAACTGAGTTACTATTTACTGTACTAGTAGATGTTGCAGTACTATTACTAGTACTTATGTTATTAGTAGTAACAGTACTGGTACTATTGCTAGTACTGTTAGTATCTACTAAGCTTCTGCCACCGTCATAGTTACCTTGATCAATTAATCCGGTTGTGCTAGTTGTAGTGCCAGCAGTAGTATTTTGTGTACTAGTATTAGTTTGGGCTAATACTGATGTTGTTAGTGCTATTAAAAGAAAGGCTAATACTCGTTTCATATTAGTCTCCTAGACTAAGTTTAATGAGCTAGTACGTGTAAACAATGCTCATAGTGTTTTTTTCTATCTTCTAAGCCAATTGTACCACCATTGATACGTTTTGTTAATGTTAAAATATCCTGCTTATCTGCCCACTGATTGAGATTGTTTGATTCCCAAAACCAGCAAGCACTTTGTGCAGCACCTTCAAAGGTTTCCATGTACTCTGACGCCTCTTCAGGGCTAATCTGTAGGCTAGCTGCAAACCAGCTGTAGTTATCTCGGCCAGTTACCTGTATTAATCCACGCCCACAGAATCGCCAGCCATCTCCCGACTCCTCAGGACCATTGCCCATGCGACTTGCATATACACGATTAGCAATCTTTTGTGGTTGCTTTTCGTATTGCTGCGCCAATGCATCTGTGGGAAAATACTTGGGAAATACTTTACGTAGGCTTTGCCAGCGGTAGTTTAGGTTTTCCTTAATAAACACAAAACCACCCGACTCATGTGCACACTGTGCTAAAAAGGCAGCTATACGATCTGGTGTGTTTATCTCATATTGTGGTAGTAATTGTTCTAGTGCATGATGCCAGTAGCTAACATATTGATTTTTTGGTATAACCTGCTTAAGTTGATCTAGTGTTAATTCCATTACTTGTCCTTTTTCCAGTGAGTGTTATACCACTTAACCCAGCTATCGTTATTTAGTTTACAAAGGTGATATAGCTGGTAGTTTTGTTGTACTAGGTCTACAAGTTCTGCCATGCTTACAGCTTGTGCGTCTATGGTTTTTAATACTTCGCATTGCGTAAGCATTGTTGGATCAGGTACATTTGGCCAGGGCGGATTTACCTTAAAAGTTTGTAAACACCCAGCTAGTGGTAATGCTAGTATGAATACTATCCATTTCATTGTTTTATACCTCTGGCTGTATTATTTAATCGTTCTACATATAACTCAGGTACAGTAGGACAATTTTTAGCATTTGCTAATACATCTTCCAATTTTTTATTAGCAGCTTGTTTATCCTTTTCGCCTAGAGCAGCATATTTGTCCTGTTCAGCCTTACTAAGTGTTGCCAATACATTTTGCACTGTAGCGTCCTTGGACTTTAACACCTCAATAAAACGCTTGTTTTGCTGACGTTCACGTTCTGCTGAAAGCTTAAGTTCTTTCAGTTTAGCTTCTCGTTCCAATTTAAGTTCGTTATTAGCTAGCTCTTGCTGTTTGGCTGCAGCTTCTGCTTTAGCAGTTTCTTCAGCCAATTTAGCTTGCCAGTAGTTGTTATTCCAATTTGCACCCATGAAAAATACTGTAAGTGCAAATAGTGGAATACAACTGTAGTGTACAACTTTAGCTTGTGGTATTAGGTGTGCAAAAAATCTGGTTATAAAAAATAGTAGTACACAAGCGGTAGCCAACAGTGGAAAAAACCAATCAGGTATAAAATTTAATAAGAACACTACTACTCCTTAAGTAAATAATGTGCTAGATTATCCCTCATTCTACTATCATGTGGTGATAGTTCTACGGCTAATTTGCCGTGGTGTATAGCTTCACTAAAATAACCTAGATTATAACTGCTAAGAGCTAGTAAGTCATGCGGCTTACCTGTCCATACTTCAGGATCACAGGTATATACTAGTTGTTTGTCCACTATACTAACTGCTTGTTTACTAGCATAGTAACACTCTAGCCACTGTTGTTGACTATAACAATTTAGTGCTAGGTCAACCCAAGGTTCACGAGTATTAGGCGCTTCAATACAAGCTAGTCTATGCCAACGCTGTGCAGTTACCAGATCACCTAAATTTTCATAGCACTTGCCTAGTAGCCGCATAGCATAGCAACGTTCATTAGGCCAAGTACTGCCTGGTAATTCTAGGTAGTTGTTTAGCGCACCTATGGCCTCACTCCACAGGTTATAAAAGGTTAGTTCACGTGCAAAGTAAAAAGCATTGCGTGAACAGTGTGGGTCTTCGCTAACGGCTAGTCGTAATAGGTCTAAGTATTGGCTGCGGCTTTTTGTTGGATCTGGATGGTGTGATACTAGTAGTTTATCTGTGTGTGCATAAACTTCTTGAATACGTCCATCAGCACGCGGATACTCATGCACTGGATGATGCCAGTGATAGCCGTAGCGATGATGTATTTTTTCATAGTAAAATAGTATATTATGCCCCCAATCAAATTTATAGCGCAATCTAGTAGTGCCTTCAGTCCACACACGCTCGATTTCTTCACGCCAGCCAGGTTCTAGGACTTCATCAAGATCTAGGCTAATGCATACGTCATAGTCACCAGGTATTAGATTAAGAGCAGTATCACGTGCAGTATCAAATCGCCAGGGTTTTACTGCTATGTTGTAAACTTGTGCACCACACTCTTTTAACAACTCTGCTGTACCATCAGTACTGCCTGTATCACAAACTAGTATTAAATCGGCAAGGCTAGCACTATTACAAAATCGTTGTACAAATTGTTGCTCATTTTTACTAATAGCATAAACACATATTTTTAACTTGCTTGAACGCATAAAATTATTTTAACTAGAAAAAGTAACTGTTTGGCCGCTAGCGGCACTAGTAACAGTATAGGTTTTATATCCGCTGGAGTTGTTTAATTGGTAAACAACTCCAGCACTAAAGTTAGCTGAAAAACTATCTGGTATACGCAAAACTACAACGCCACTGCCACCAGCTTGACCATTTTGAGCAGTGCCGTGTTCTCCACCGCCTCCACCACCAGTGTTTGCACCGCCTGGTGTGCCACTTTGATTAGCACCTTGACCTAAGCCACCACCGCCAATACCAGCTGTGCCGCCAGTGCCAGTAGTAGCAAATCCTGCACCGCCACCACCGCCACCATAATAACTACCAGTAATTGCACTTTGCACGCCAGCACCACCGCTGCCACCAGCAGCTACACTAACACCGCCAGGTCCACCTGCACCGCCACCACCCCCACCGCGACGACTGCCGGTTAAACCGCCACCTTCGCCGCCTGGGTAGCCTTGGCTGGCATTGCCACCCATGCCGCCTTGGCCCCAGCCACCGCCGCCACTAGCACCGTCGCCGCCAGTAGTATAGGTGGGATTACTGCTGCCCCAACCAGCACCACGACCACCACCATAGGCAACTATACCAGCAAACTGTGAAAGACCGCCTTGAGTAGCTGGTATAGTAGGAGTAGAGTTATAATATTGGCCAACACCACCTAAGCCCACAGTTAGTGTATACGCGCTGTTTAAGCTATAGCCTATAATGTTTAAGCTTTCAACTACACCACCACCTCCGCCACCGCCACCTGCTCCACTGCCGCCACCTCCACCACCACCTACTACTAGGTAGCTAACGCTTAGTGGAACTACGCGCGGTAGTTTGCCAAATCTTAGTAGTGGACTACTCATGTTGCTAATACTTGCCAGCTACTGCTAGACTCATTCCAGGTGTAAATGGCACCATCACTAGGATATGGCTGTGGTGCCGTCCACTGGCAAGTTGTTGTATCTAGTTGCCAGCTTGGATAAGGTTGTAATGGTATAAATGCGTCTAATGTTGGATTATAACTATAACCAATGCCAGCATAGTTTTTGCGTATGTTGGCATTATAACTAGTACGTACACAAGGTTGACCACGCTCACTGGCATAGAACTGTTCCCAGTCTATGCCTAGTGTGCCTTCATCGCGTCCCACAATAACCTCAGTTACAATATTATTACTATCTAAAAATGCATAGTGTGCCATGTTAATCACCAACTAATAGTGCCGGTACCGGCAGTAAATTTATAAACTCGGTACCCAGCTCGGGTAACCGTATCGATTGTATAGACTAAGCCTAGGCTGGCTTTTAGTGGTTTAAACGTGCTTGGATAAGCAATAATGACGATACCGGAGCCACCTGCTCCTGAAGTCCCGCCAGGAGTGCTGTTAAATCCACCGCCACCGCCACCGCCAGTGTTTGTGCCACCTGGTTGTGCTGACGGGCCAGAAGGTGCATTACCTCCATCACCTCCGCCGCCCAATCCACCACTTTTCGTAAGAAAAGATGCGCTTCCACCACCACCACCAGCATAAGTTACTAAAGAACCGGAAATAGAAGAAGCTGTTCCGTCACCTCCCTCACCTTGCCCATCAGTATTTCCCGCCTCTCCAGCTCCACCGCCACCGCCTCCAGAATTTGGTGAAGTTGCAGAATACGATCCACCAGCATTTCCTTGCCCAGCCGGAGAAGCAGCGCCGCCATTACTAGGAGAAGGTGTACCCCCGCCACCGCCTGACCCACCAGCTCTTCCGGCAATTCCAGGGGAAGTTCCTCCACCACCTCCGCCACCGCCAGCAGCAACAACACCTGGAATGGTAAATGCGCTTGGACTTGTTCCACCAACAATAGACGATGGGAATCCATCATTTGAAGTTCCAGCGGCGGTTAATCCTGGACCACCACCGCCTACTGTAATTACATAGTTCGTTGCAGCCGAAACAGTAGTTGCACCTGTGATAAACCCTCCGGCACCGCCACCACCACCAAGGCCAGAAGAAAAGTTTTCTCTACCGCCACCACCACCCCCACCAACCACAAGATAGTCAACCGTACTAGGTGCAACCATGCTAGTGGTTAAGGTGCTCAGCACACCACTGTCTGGGTGGGCTTTGGTTGGGGCTGTGAAGTTAGTTGTGTAGCGTGCGAAACCTTTGGTGATGCGGAGGTCATCGATGTAGCCGTTTAATGGGGCTAGATTATCAAAACCTGATGCAATAGAAATCCTTCCAGGGCAAGTCATTGTTGTTGAGTAGGTAGCCGTTGCAGACTGCACACCATTCATATAAACAGCAAGGGTACTACCTGATCTGGCTAAAACAATATGCGTCCAAGTGCTTGCGCTTAATGCAGATGCTGCTGTTATTCGGTCAGCATTGCTTGTAAAAAGAGCCAGCCTGCTAGAAGAGTTAATATAAAACGCCCACCCAGAATCTGTTCCTGATGCCCTAGTGTCAATTAACACAATAGCACCGGCTACCGAAGTAGGATAAACCCACATCTCAACCGTAAAGTCGCCTGTGTTGAACGACAACAAGTCCGTTGATCTTCCTACCAAATAGTCAGCCGTCCCATCAAAGTACATGCTGCCGCTTCCATACTTCTTAATGCTGGTTGTGACCACACCAGCGTTACCTACGGTCTCGATGATATTTTTACCAGTGCTATCAATGATTCCGGCATTGGTGAAATTAAGTAGTAGACTGGTGTTGTCAAGGAGGGGAAGTGGGCCACTGGGTGGGGTAAAGTTGCTGGTGTATACGGCAGTGCCTTTGACAATTCTGGTTGAGCCAATGTAGCCCGTCCAATAATTGCTTGCAGGGCTAAATAAGGTTCCGACATATATCGCAGGAGTTGCAAGCTGGAAAGATGAATTTGAAACCGGAGTTCCTTGAGATACACCATCTTTGTACAAACTGATCGTTCCGGCGTTTCTGACTAAGGCTAGATGGGTCCAAGTGTCGTTAGTGATTGTTGCTCCGCCAAACGTCCAATTAGTCCAAGAAGCTCCGTTTGTAGATACGTCAACGGTAATCGTGTTTCCTGAGGTCCACAAAATCAGCGCACTGTAGTTGGCGTTTCCAATCGTCAGTATGCGTGGATATGTAGATGCTTGCGTGGACGATCTGTATACCCAGGTTTCTATCGTGAAGTCGCCGGATGAAATATTGAAGGCGTCACTAGAAGCCAGATTTAGATAATCCCCACTCCCATCAAAATACGCCGACCCACCATGCACAGCAGCATCATAGGCAAACGGTGCAAAGGGTGAGAAGGGGGTGACACGGGGGGAGCCGCCAACCGTGAGGGTTTTGGGGCTAACGCTGTTATCAACAAAACGGTTGCTTTGCAGCGTTAGGATTGAAGTTGCTGATCCTGTGATTGCTGAGATATTAGTTCCGGCAGACTGAGTTGCTGTTAGCGGCGCGGTGGGCGGAGTGAAGGCTCCTGTGTATACCGCAATGCCTTTTACAGCCCGAAAATTAGAGATAAACCCATTGACACCGTAGTTGTTAGCCCAGTTAATACCACCAATAAAAAGACCAATTTGAGCTTGTGTATATGTATAGGTTCCTGTGGCTTTTAGTACTCCGTCTTGATAGATTTTGTAGGTGTTGGCTGCATCTCTAACAACAGCAAAATGGTACCAAGTTCCAGCAGTTGGAACAAAGGAATAAGATACTCTTACAGATTCATCAACATCTAAAACAATCGTGTTATTGCTAACCAGCCTAAATCCAGCTTCAGTTTGACCACTAGAGCCAAATGCAAAAATAACTTGATCCGCGTTTCCAGAAGCTGTGTTCCAATTTACCCAACACTCTGCTGTAAAATTTCCGCTGCCAAAATTAAAATCTGCGTGACTAGCAACAGATAAACAATCAGTAGACCCGTTGAATGAATTCGACCAACCACTATTGCTAAAAGGACTGAACGTACCCTGCGCTACGTTTGCTCCACTGGGACGAGTAATCACATGTTGATATTCGCTTTCGTCCTGGAACCCAATGGTGTTGTAGGCACCGCGTTCTTGTAAGGTGAGTAGGGCTGTCTGCGTTCCCGTGATTGCCTGTATATTTGTTCCAGCAGATTGAGTTGCGGCTAGGGGTGCGGTGGGTGGGGTAAAAGCTGTGGTGTATACGGGAGAACCTAGTACAACTCTTAAACTTGAAATATATCCAGGAAAATCCGAGGTTCCTGTTATTCCACCGCCAACTTTCAAAGAATCTTGGGTTGTATACGCTTGGTTTGTGGTTTGAGTTCCTCTAGATACACCATTTACATAGAGCGTTATAGTTCCAGAATTTCTTACAACTGCAATATGCACCCATTGATTTGTTGTTATTCCTGTATAAGTGATTCCTGGGCTACCCGTTGAATCCCACCAGTAAATAGCAGTTCCACTAGTCCTTAAAGAAAGAAGCCACCGATTAGCAAAAGCTGATGAACCATTCTGCCAAGTTCCTGCAATAACCGCGTCTGTCCCTGGTGTGCCTGTTGAATAAACCCAACCCTCAATACAAAAATCTGATGAACTTCCAAGTGTAAAAGCAGCATTACTTGCCGCACTCAAATAATCCCCACTACCATCAAAGTACCCCGACCCACTAGTGGTATCACTATCAAGAAATGAGCTAAAGCTGGAGATGCGAGTTTCGCCACTTGGTGTAAGAGTCAAGCCACCAGACTTGGCAGCGTTGGGTGTGGTGCTATCGATGAATCGATTGGATTGACAGGTAAGTAGGCTAACGGTGCCCGTTAAGGACGCTGCTACACCAGTTCCTGTATGCCCAACCGATGACGAGGTAAGGGTCGATGTGGTCGGCGTAAAGTTTCCGGTAAATAAGGCTTGACCTTTGATAAGCCGAAAATTAGAAAGATGGCCGTTGAAGTAGTAGTTATCCGATGTTGTGTACCAGCGTCCAAGTACCGCAATTGTGTGCGTTACATCACGATTGCTTGTCATTGAACCAGCGGCTACACCATTGATATATAAAGTTACGTTGTTTGTGCCAGACCCGCTGCGTACCACGGCCAAATGCGACCAGGTTTGAAGCCTGACGTTTGACGTTGAGTAAAATGCATCTTGACTTGCATCGTTTCCTAGCTTTACTTGAAGCTGACCGTCACCTGTGTTCCTAAATCCAAAAGCTAATCCCGCATTTCCCGTAGTGGGATCAGAACTGTAGATCCCACCCCAATTTGGTATAGAAACTGGATATACCCAGCATTCAGCAGTGAAGTCACCCGTTGAAAGAGCAAGTGCGGCTGAAGACGACGTGGTTACAAAGTCCCCAGTACCATCGAAATACGCACTCCAACTAGTGTTATACGGACTAAAACTAGTACCACGCACATCACCACTATTAGTAAGCCTAAAGTTATTTGAACTAGCATCGGAAAAGGCATTGTAGTCGCGACCAGTATTTACATCGCCTTTAAGGTGTAGGCTTACTAGGTTATAGTAAGGATCAACTTGTACAGCACTGGTTTTTTGAGTTGCTATTAATAGCTCATTCATTTTACATCTAGTCCAATAACAAATACCATATAGGTGGTAGTAGCCAAGTCGTAGACAACACCTAGTAGGTCTACACCAGTGGTGGTTAGTGTAGGCGGTGTGCCACCAGCATATTTGGTGTTGGCAGGCCAGGTTATAGTAGTACTGCCACCGTTTGTTATGCGCAGGTAAACTACCTGCGATTCGCCACTGCTAGGTGCATTTGAAAATGCAAAAGTTGTAGCAGCTGCTAGTGTTATAGTATGTATGGTATGTGTAGCTAGGTTAATGGTAACTGTGGCGCTAGCAGTACTTTGCGTGCCAATATCATTAACTTTGATCTTTTGCGCTGGCAGTGTAAGACGTTTGGGCAGTGTGATTTGCTGGCTAGTATCCACTTGCAGTGCATTTGTGCCAGCGGTTTTTAAGTTAAGTGCACCGCTAGCAATCTCTACAAAGGTACTGCCGCCTGCTTGAATATTAAGGTCATTGGTAGCATCAGCAGTGCTAGCTATACCATTTTGTGCATTGATTACATTAGCCATTTGTTATATTCCTATTTATTGCCAAACATTAGCGGGAGGTGCTGGCCATGTTACCACAGCTTGTGGGTTTGTTGCTATTTGGCGAAGTTGTGCGCGATAGGTGGCAAACTCCTGCTTATTAACCAGTGTTACATCAGCCAACTGCGTCCAATCTGTGCTGGCTAGTAGCTGCTTGGCTTGCCGCTCATTTTGTGCTGCTAGGGCCAATTGCTCAGCTTGTAGTTCTTCACTAGTTTTGGCACGTGCCTTCACTACATATACAACTCCATCTTCAATATAAGCAGGCACACGCTCTAGGACCTGTGTTTGTGCATCATACTGCTTGCGCTCTTGAATAGGTACCAAATTTTCACCGGCTAAAAATTCCTGTGTGGGTCCGGCCTGTGGAAAACTAGTATTGGGAAATAGGTCTGCTAGTGCAGCTTGATCATAGATTTGGCCATTAATTACTCGTGCATATAACATTTTAGTTCCTTATACTAGTGTAGCTATTTGGCTAGTAGTTAGTGTATCAACACTTAGTTGTTCAGGTGGTGCTGCTAATACCTGTTCAACGGGTGTTTGTTGCTCAACTAACACCTGCTGAACAGGTGTTGGTTGTAGTTGTGGTACAGGTAGATCTGGTTGAACACTGCTTGGCACGTACTTTTGACTGCCTGGACTAACTAAATCTATTAACTCCTCTACAGTAGTTGCAGCTAGTATACTAGCTTCTAGCTGATTACAGTTTGCAACAATCTCTGTGCGCGCTTGTTCCACCACAGGTGGAACAGCTATATTGCGCTCTAGTTTTCTAATCAGCATCCAGTCTGTTTCTTGCAGCTGTTGATTGCAGTTTTGTTTGTTAGCTGCAATATACTGCTGTTTTAAACTATCCAAGTCTTTGGCTGTAGCAGTGTATACTCTATGTGGTATACCATTAAATAGTTGTATACTACTATTAGTCCAATAGAAGCGCTGATCAGGTTCTTGACTTTCTACTACCTCTAAAATACCTAAGCTGGATAAATCAACTAAATTTCGCCAGTCAGGACCATAGTCAATACTATCAATTACTAAGCTGCGGCCAGGCTCAATAGTGCCTGTAATTTCACCACTTTTAACTATTACAAACATATTTTTACCTCGCTAGGCTATATTTAAAGGGGTTTTCAGCAAAGGCTGCGTAGATATAAGTACTACCACTGGCGTTTCTGCCTATGTTAGTGTTTCTAATTTTAAACCCATTTGATAAAAAATCTCTATCAGCATAAGTTCCTTCACTATTACTAAGATTCGGATATAGTTCTGAATCTGCAACATTGTAGCTGTTGCGTTTAGTATCATACAAATTCCAATTTTCCGTATTGTCGGACCGTTTTATCATAATCCAAGCCGGTCTAAATCCTGTGTAGACAAACGGTCCATCTGTGCTGCCGTTGCCTGTATAACTACCAAAAGCTGAGAAACCAGGAACTTCAGCAAAACAATAAGCAATTAGATTTACTCCAGTAAGTCCATTGTCTGATGCACCTCGAACACCAAAAGTGCTGCTAGTAACTCCGCTGCCTGTACCTGACCAAATACCAGCATCACTAACGCTTGCACCACTAGTATGAAGATATAAATATGCATTTACACCAGTCATTTGTGTATATACTATCCAAGCGCTTGTTGTACGTCCTTTGACAATTATAAATTTTGGAGCAACGCCAAGACCATGACCAACACTATTTCCACCGACAACTCCTGTATAGGAAACTATAGAAAATCCTGTAGTTGGATTTGCGCGAACCTGAGCACTAATAGTTCCTGCCGTGTTTGTAACGGTAGTAGTACCAGCGTCCCAAGCCCAGCCAACGTAATTCGTTCCCGATGCGTTTATGTCAGAGCCGTTTGTTATATTTACGCCATCTGCGGCAAACGTAGTAACGTAGCCGTTTGAATTGACTTGTTCAGCGGAGGTTGTGTTGGTCTGCAGGATTGCGTTTGCTCCGCGCACCGAATCGTTTATTGAATGGTAGGCGGCGCTATTTCTAGCCTTAACCCAAAACAAATCTGGACTAAAGTTTGTTGTGAGCTTTCTGTTATTGACGCCGTCGCCGGACCAAACAAGTGCATCAAACGCCGTGTTAGATTTAACTATACTAGGTGTTGATAGGTTTTGTGTGCACAGTGCCTTGAACCCACTAGGTGCAGTGTAGTTGAATGGGCGTTGACCAAAATTAACAGTATAATTCATTGTTCCGCCAGAACCATCAGAAGTGCATGCAAAATATTGTAGCACGGTGAGATCAGTCACTGTCATAGTTCCTTGGGAGACACCATTTTTATAAAATGTAGCTGTTCCTGTGGGACCATCGAAAGCAATCCCAATGATATCATTTTGAGTAAAGCTGGACCAATTACCTGCCTGCTGGGTAGAATCAACCCATCTTGCTCCATCACTACGATACTGTAATCTTGGATTCCATGCAGTTGAGTTTCCAAATATTCCTACTGACCAATATGACCCTGTTTTAGATCCCATAGTAAATTCGCAATACCATTTTGATATTCCAGACACTGACATTGAAGATAATGCCATTCGTTGATCTGTGGCTGGGGTAGTCCAATCTAAATTACCGTTTGTAAAAGTTCCACCTGAATTGTTAATGGGATTTAGTGTTGCATAATTGCCGCGCACTACGCCGCCAGATACAAAATCTTGCAGCCCTGCAAAGCCAGTTGGCGGTGTATAGGCAAATGTGCTAGCACCAAAGTTGAAGGTAGCCGTGTTAGTGCCGTATGGGCGACCAACTGCTCTGTATGTTCCAGCAGTAAGCGTGAAAGCTGGATTTGCTCCAGTAGCCGGATTACTACTTGCAAACCAAGTGCCGTTTTTTCCAAAGAACAGCTTGTTGTTATCTAAATCAAAAGCGCACATGAAGACATCACCAGCAGCCAACGACGCTGCATATGCAGCCGGCGAGTTGCCATTGAACTTTTGACCTTTTTCCAGCACATAGGCATATGAAGTTGCTTCCTGCCCCGGATAAGTCGATGAGCTATTGCCCTGGCTAATACCTATGCTGGTATCAGTGCCTGCACTAACTAAAGTTGCTTCAAAGTACCACTTGCCTGAAGAAACGGCTGTTGTAGTATTGGCTTTATTGTAACCGGCTCCGGCTACGCCGGTAAGAGTTAAGTTGCCGTTGCTTAGGGTAACTGAGCTTGATGTAGCATCAAAAGTTGCATAACTACCTGCTACTGGCGCATCAATACCATATGGTGTAGGTGTATCTACTAGGCTATCATTACCAGCACCACTAGCCACACTAAAGTTTACAGGCGTCCACTGCTTGTGGCCAATGTCTAGGACATTGTGTGCAAAGGTGCGTACAGGCGGTGTAAATGTACCTGTATAGCGTGCATACTTGGTTATTCTAAGGTCCTGTATGTAGCCGTTATAATAATTAGCATTTTCAACACTGGTGCCAATTCGGAGATAAGTATTGTCATCAGGCATTGCAGATGCGTTAGTGCCTGATGCAACTTCAACTCCGTTTTGATACATTTTGAAAGAATTACCATTTCTTACAACAGCAACATGAGTCCAAGTATTAGCTATAATGTCTGTATTAGATGTTATGAAAGGCCAACCAAAAGAAGTATAAAATGCCAGTCTAGCTGCTGTACCATTCATCCAAAGCATCCAACCAGTAACTGTTGCTGTTGCTCGTCTGTCTAGAATGTCTTGTCGAGTGCTTACATTTGCAGTATACATCCAAAATTCTATTGTCCAATTGCCTGAACCAAAATTAATAGAATTGCTACTTGGCACATTAACAGAATCACCCGTACCATCAAAATATAAACTGCCTTTAGCAGATATAAGTGATTTTTTCAGCGCGGTAACGTTACTGGCATTGCCTAGGGTTTCTAGAACATTTTTGCCGGTATAGTCAACTATGCCAGCGTTGGTAAAGTTCAGTAAGAGGCTAGTGCCTGGTATTGCTGTAAGTGGACCACTGGGTGGGGTAAAGGCTGCGGTGTATACAGCGGTGCCTTTGACTACTCGCATGCTGCCAAGATAAAAAGGAGATGTCGCCAAACCAGCACCGTCTGCGGCAGTCGCTCCAATTGCAAACCCACCTGTATTTGTATCAATCGTTCCGCTATTTGTAGCCGTGGCGCTTACAACTCCATTGATGTAACTGGTAAACGTACTACCGCTTCTAACAAACGCAAAGTGGTTCCATTGATTAAATACCCAGTTAGCCGTACCTAGCATATTGACGGCCCAGCTACCACCAATAGCACACAAATATTGAATCTTTGTGCCGTCTGTATATGCGGCGATTCCTGCTATTGTATTAGACCCTCTTTTCGCAAACAGCCCTCCAAAACTTGCGCCGGAAAAAAACCAGCCTTCAATAGTAAAGTCAGAGTTACCTAAATTCAGTGCATCGTTATTTGCAACTGTTAAATAATCTCCACTACCCTCAAAGTAGCCCGAACCGCCATAAGCGGCAGCACTCCAGCTAGCACTGGGGGTGAATGGAGAGAAGGCTTGTACGGAGGTGTTTCCGTTTACTGTGATGGTGAGTGGGCTAGATGCCGGTATATTGACACCGTTACTGTCTAGGAAGCGGTTGCTTTGGCAGGTAAGCAGCGAACATTCTGTACCCTGTGGTGGGTTTGTGCCGCCTGTGGTGCGGGTTAGTGGGGTGGTTGGAGGTGTAAACGCTGATGTGTAGACAGCACGGCCTTTGACGATGCGAACATTTGACATGTAGCCAAAATACTCTTGAGTCCCGACTCCAGACCTGCCAATAGTTACCGCTTGTGCTGCGTAATTATTTGCATCACTACCACTGGTACTTAATTGCCCATTTACATAAATTCTTGTGGTTCCAGATTCCCTCGATACTGCAATATGACTCCACTGGTTAGGGGCAACCGTTCCTCCGCTTGTGTAAAGTGCGCTACCAGTTCCAGTTGTTGGATTGTAATAAGCAATTCTATTTTGATAATAAAAAAGCGTACCGCCGTTTGTGGCGTGTTCAATGATGTAAAAATTACCAGAGCCAGATGTCCACGTTGAAGCAGTAGGAAACACCCATACTTCCCACGTAAAATCGCTAGTTCCATAAGCAAAAGCAGCGTTGCTTGCCAAACTTAAAGAATCGACACTCCCATCAAAATAATTCCCCCACCCAGTCTGTGAGAACGGGCTAAACGTACCTTGTGTGGCATTGCCGTTTCTAGTAATAACATGATTAAACTGAGAACTATCCTGAAAGCCGCTGTTGTTGTAGTTAGCACGGTCTTGTAGGGTAAGAAGTTGAGTTCCTGAAATGGCGGTAACAGGAGTGGTTGGTACTGTAGTTCCAGCAATAGCAGTTCCATCTACAAATCTTACATCTGCAATGTAACCAACTACAGAAACAGGGCTACCTGCATAAGGCCTTTGGCCAATATGCACGGTTTGACTGGCATTACCAAAAGTATCTGTCTTAGTTATAGAGCCTACGGTGGCACCGTTTAAGTAAGCAGTTACAGTGTTGCCACTTCTCGAGAATGACACAAAATACCACTGCCCTGGTACAAACGTATTTGCAGCAGAATAAATCTGTGCTGCACCACCGCCACCGTTAATATAGTAACCAAACGTACCATTCTCAACTGTGACCATCCAATTACCTGATGTGGTACTGGTGTTGGCGTGATTGCCTAAGATAACTTGTTGATTACTAGATAATGTGTAAAACCAAAAGCTCACTGTAAAGTTGCCAGTAGTTGCAAACTGCCCAGTAGTAGGCGTAGCTAGAAAATCCCCATTACCATCAAAGTAGCCTGACCCACTAGTAGTGTCAGTTTCTAGAAATGGGGAGAAGCTGGCTACGGTTACATCACCGTTCTTAGTTATTGTTAACGGGCTTGATGCTGGCGTATTAACACCATTACTATCCAAAAATCTGTTAGACTGAAGCGTTAAAAATTGGACGTTTGTTGCGCCTTGACTTGTTCTGGTCAATGGCGAAGTGCTAGGCGTAAACCCAGAAGTACTATAAACGGCAACTTTAGAAAATCTTACGTTACTTAAATAACCAGGAAAACTTTGAGCCGCTATATCGCCTGAGTTAGTGCCAATTACCATATTGGCTGTAGAACCTAAAGCGGCAGATTTAGAAACGGAGCTTAAAAGAGTTCCGTTTTGGAACGTGTAAACAGTTCCAGAGCTTCTCATGACGCAAATATGAACCCAAACGTTTGCGTAATTAGACATGGAGCCTATATAAGCGCCTGACCCACCCCATTCAACATACACCTGTCTGGCATTTGCTGACCCACTTCCATAGCCAATAGTCAAATTAGGATTGGATGCTGCGGTCATTATCCCAACTTGAGATTTATCGGATGTAACATACATCCACCATTCTGCCGTAAAGTCTCCAGTAGAAACAGAAAAATCTGAATTTGTGTATTGAATGTAGTCGCTTGCACCATCGAAATATGCACTCCAACTAGTCCCATACGGACTAAAACTGCTGCTGCGTGTGTCGCCGTTAACTGTAATAGGAAAACCATTGCCATTATTTTGACCGCTTTTATCACTAAAGCAGTTATAGCCGCTGGTATTAGCAGGATTGCCGCTAAGGTGTAGTGTCGTATATGGCCACAGTTCATCACCAGTTTGTGCAGTGTTGCAACCTAAGTTTAGCGCACTACTATTATCGCTAAATGGCAAGCGAAAGCCATTAGTACCATAGGTACCTGTATAGGCACTAGGTGTCCAAACGCCTGTGGTTGCACTGGTTGCACCAAAAGCTGCTGGTGTTAGCTGTTGGCCGTCGATAAAGTGAACGTCGGCTATATAGCCGTTAAACCAACCATAGGCACCAATCTCAGAACCTATGTTATGGACTGTAGTCGCGTTAACCCAAGTGTCATAGTTTTGCGAGGGATATGTGGCTGTGTCAAAGGATGTTATCTGAACACCGTTAATATACAGCTTGACGCGATCGGACGCTGTAGCTTGCGTGGTATCAACTGCACACACAAGGTGATACCACGCAGACGAATCGCGAAATACTTGTGTTGTAATAAGGTTTAGATTTGGAGTATCAGAGATGAAGTTTCTGAAATAGAGCTTGTTTGATGTAGCGTCAAACTCGCATCGAAAGGTACTTTGTCCAGTGTTTAACGCCGAAAACAGTATGTTTGTAGTCGCAAAATTAGTGCGTTTAATCCAACCACTCCAAGTCCAGGTTTTGCGATTGCCAGCTACTGGAGGTGTCCAGCTTAAATATGCGCTATCGCTGCTGTTAAATCTTAAACTACGCTCAATTTGATAAGCTGTAACAGCTGCTGCAGGTGGCTTACCACTGGCTAATAAATTAAGTATGCCTGTCATGTTAGTCCGTTTCCATTAATTAACCAGTAGTTTGTAGCTACTTTAACACAAGTTGCTAGACCATACTGTGCTAGTACACGACTTCCCTGAGTACCTGTGCCTGCTAGATATAAGTTATTTGCTGTTGAGCAAGTAATAGTTAGTTGCTGTGAAGTTTGATTAATAAATGTAATTACTGTGCCTGCATCATAGGCTAGTGTGTCATCAATGGTAAATATTCTAGCACTAGCATCAGTGCTAGGATGTATAAGCGTTTTTCCACTATCACCTAGTACAGTGGTATAGTTAGCACTTTGACTATTGGTAGGAGTATTTACATAGCCTAGGGTGCTAGTATCTACTGGTAGAGTATATGTATTTGTAGCAGCTACAGCAGGCGCATTAAGTGTTGCACTGCCACTGGTACTACCAGCTAGTTTTAGGTTGCCACTATTAAAGGTTTGAGCTGCTGTAAAGGTATTTGCCACACTAGTGCTAACATTACCAGCAGCACCTTGTGGCCCGGTTGGTCCTGTGGCACCTGTGGTGCCTGTGGTACCTTGTGGCCCAGTTGGGCCTGTTGGCCCTGTATCACCTTTGGTAGCATACGGCAAACTAGTCCAACTAGTACTGCCATTGCCTACCTTAAATTTATTGGTGTCGGTTTCAACACCTAATTCACCAGCAGCTAGTGTAGGATTTGCACTAGTCCAAGCTGCTGCCGTACCTCGTCTAAGTTGAATTTGTTGTGGCATTAGATAGTACCTCCATCAATAGCCAGTATAGATAGATAGCTAGAATCTGGAAATCCGCCATCAATTACTGTGTTACCACCTCCAGCAGTACCATTAGCTGCTAGTGTAACTTGCCCTTGACTGTTTACTGTGATATTAGCATTAGTATAACTGCCTGCTGTAACACCAGTTGTAGCAATATTTTTATCATTGATTTTGGTTGTCATAGTTCAGTCCTTTGCCAACTTGTGGTATTTTCGTTCCAACTATACATTTGTCCATCTTGTGGATATGGTTGAGGTGCTGTCCACTGACACGTTTGTTCGTCTAATTGCCAGCTGTTAAACGGTTTAGGTGGAATAAATGCATTTCTTACGCTATCGTAAGTATAACCTATGCCAGCATAGTTTTTGCGAAAATTGCCGTTATAACTAGTTTGCCGCCAAGTTCCACCAAGAATTTTTTCTAAGTGAGCAGCACCAATATGCTCACGCTCAACACCACTACTATCACTAGTATCACGATTGTCTACAACAACTACTTGAGTAACTAGGTTATTTTCGTCAATTTTTGCAAAATGTGCCATAGGTTAAATTTCCAATTTAAGTCCAGTTAAGTCCATTTCTTCTCCGACTACACCAACTGGAAAAGTGTTAAACGATAGTGAGATGCGAGTATCTTCACCTTTAATTTCAGGAACCATGTGGGTTAGTGACGATGGAAATAATATTAGCTTGCCAGCAGTAACCTCAAACCACCAGCTTTCGCTATTATATGCGTTCCACTCTTGTGGTGGAAACTTAATTTGCTGCCAGCCATCTTTGTAGAAGTAAATCCGATCATCAGGGTTTGTTTGCACATAAAACACGCCACTGATATAGCTGTTGGGATGTGCGTGTTTGTGGTGGTACTGACCTTGCTCGCTATAGTTGCACCAGCTTTGCGTCACTCTCAGACTTACATTGTGCTTAGGATTGACTGTGGACTTGAAGTATTCCGAAACAGCATCCTCGATGAACGAACGTAGATTCGTCAGCACAGGGTTACGAAGTACGAAGTTATCAGTGCTTGTCGTATTTCCCTGATTCGGTCTTGTCTGTAACTCACGGATGAAGAACAACTCCTCATCGCTTAATGAACGACCTAGCTCAGCAAAGCCTACAGGTGTCGGAAACAGATTATGCAATTGCATCTTCAATTTCCTTTTGCTTGATGCCCATTTCTTCTAACTGTTCAGGTAGCCAGATCGTAGGGATTGAATCTTCAAACTCTCTGATCTTGTCTATCACCCAATAGACTTCTTCAATACTCGGACAAGGTCTAGGATCATCCCAGCGTGTAAAGACGTTGTTAGAGATTTCCCACTTAGCACCCGGACGAAGCAAGTGCATGGCTGTGTCAATCCCCAGAAACCTAAATACCTTTGTTGTCATAGACCCTCTTATTGATTTATTTTTATGATGACGATACCGGAGCCGCCGTTTGTTGCTACATCATTATTTGGGTTTAGCTGCCCACTGCCGCCACCAGCCCCGCCTCCGGTATTTGTAGTTCCTGGCGTAGCGGCGGTTAATGTAAATCCGGAACTAACTCCACTAATACTTCCATCCCCGCCGCCACCTTTTTGTGAAGTAGTTGATGTTCCTCCACCTAAACCCATTGAATACCCAGAACCATTAGCAACAGCTCCACCACCACCGCCAGCATAATATATGGAAGAGCCGGTTATACTAGATGCCGTTGCCGCCCCACCATTACCACCAACCGTCCCACCATTTGCTCCGGCCCCACCAGATCCGCCGCCGCCGCCCGAACCATAATTACCGCTAGGGCCAGCAGAAGATCCTCCATCATAGCCCTGTCTTGCGCTAATACCTGTTCCGCTTAAAGCGCCTGTAATTGTTGTGCTTGAAACAGTTTGGCTTGCGCTAACAGTATATGTTCCCGCTCCGCCTGTTCCTGTTCCTAGAGCTGTTATTGTGGTTCCAGCAGTTACACCAGTTCCGCTAAGAATCATTCCAACTAAAAATGTATTTGTTACTGTCCCACCAACAGTAAGCGTAGTTCCAGAAATAGACGATGCCGTACCGGATGCAGATGGGTTCCCTGTTCCAGCTGCTGTAAATGCACTTGTTGACCCACCACCACCACCAGAACCCCCAGAACTGGCTGCGTTACCACCAAAATTTCCACCGCCACGAGCCCCAAAACCACCTCCGAGTGAAGTAATAGGGCCAAAGGCTGAATTGGAACCGTTTGTGTTATAACCCCCGCCACCGCCGACAGTGATTGTGTAGTCGGTTCCTGCTGTAACACTTAATCCTGTTCCAGTACGAAGGCCACCAGCGCCCCCTCCTCCGGCATAATATCCATTACCACCACCGCCACCCGCAACCACAAGATAGTCAACGCTGGTTACACCTGTCGGGCATTTCCACGTAGTCGTGCCTTTGAATACAAAGACGGTTTGGCTAGGTACGGTGTACTTTAGGATGACGATACCGGAGCCGCCTGTGCCGCCGTTTGTTTTGTTAGCAGGAGTATCACCATAACCACCACCACCCCCACCACCTGTGTTTGCTGTGCCGTCGCCTCCAGCAACACTAGCAGTAGCTGAACCATTTCCACCTCCGCCAGTGCCGCCAGTGCCGCCAGTTTTTGGAGAAACCGTATTCGTTCCTCCACCGCCGCCACCAGCATAAGTAACACTACTTCCAGAAATAGTTGATGCTGTTCCTGCGCCACCATTCCCGCCAGCCGAACTCGTGGCCGCTGCCGCTGCACTTCCTGCGCCACTAGCACCACCCCCGCCACCTCCTGCTGCATAGGAAGTGCCAGGGCCAGAACCAACACCGCCGTTTGACCCTTGCGAAGGAGATGTTGATGGTGTATTTCCATTTCCAGAAGATGAATTTCCTGTATGCGAACTTCCACCCCCAGAACCACCATTAGCACCCGTTACGGTTCCGTAAGGAGCAGGACTTCCCGGAACAAGAAAACCACCGCCACCGCCACCGCCATAAGCCTTGAAAGTATTTGTACCGGCTCCAGAGGGGTTTTCCGTAATCGGCGATCCAGCAATAGAACTATCCGTACCATTATTGCCAATAGTTCCAGGCGAGCCTGTTGATCTAGCGCCGCCTCCACCAACAGTAATAGTGTAATCAGTTCCCGCAGTGACAGATAAACCTGTTCCCGTCCTAAATCCACCCGCACCGCCGCCACCGCCTATCCCCGTTCCACCCCCCCCCCCACCAGCGACAACCAAATACTCAACCTCTGTCACCCCAGCAGGGCAAGTCCACGTACTGGTAGCTGTAAAGGTTTGGATGACGGTGTAGCCAAATACTGGCCAAGTGCCGCTTTGCTTAGCTACTAGTTGCTCCATTAAAGACCAAATGCCTTTAGCAGAGCTAACGGTTGGTTGATTAGCAGCTCCAATAATGCCGCCATTACCGCGCATTAGCTAATCTCCTCATAACTTACTACTATTTCTAGTAGGCTAGTAGCTGTAGTTTGTGCACGAACTATATCACCTTCTTCTAGATAAATATTAGCATCTTTGCTAATAACTACAAGGCTGGAATCGGCAGGTACAATTATTGTTTTAGCTAGATAAAAATTTGTTCCAGCACCTTCACTGCTATCATAAAATACTACATTAACTTCGGCGTTATTAGTTCCGTGTACGTTAGACACAATAATACTATTTATCTTAAATACTTTATTACTGGCTGCACTATTAGTTACTATATCTAATAAACTTGCAGTAAGGGCCTTACCAACGGTTTTACCAATAATGGTTGTAACATTGACTATATTTGGTGCTGCCATATTATCCTCCAAATACCATTGCCATGGCAATAGCCTTTCCTGTTGTTATTCCACCACCGCTACCGTTAGCTGCTAAAGTAATTCTACCATAAGTATCTACTGTAATATTAGCATTTGTATAACTGCCTGCGGTAACGCCGCTGGTGGCAAGGCTAACAGTTCCTGTAGTAGTAATTGGTCCGCCAGTTAATCCAGCACCAGTTGATATTTGCTGTACACTACCGCCACCGCCTCCACCCATTACACGAATCTGAATGTTCACACCGGTTGCAGGAGCAGTGGTAAATACTACATTACTACCTGAAACAGTATAATCAGTAGTTGGTACTTGTGTAACACCGTTTTCTAATACTAGAATATTATTTACAGTAATTCCGCTAACGGCGGCAAATGTGGTTGTACTACCGTCTCCGGTATACGTATAAGTTGAATATGCTACCCCACCACCAGCCGATAAAGCAATTGTAATAGAACCATTACCATTAGTAATATCTATGCCTGAACCAGCGGTTAGGGTTGCTTTAGTAAGTGTATTGCCGGTAGAGTTACCAATTAATAATTGACCATTAGTAAAAGTTGTTTGTCCTGTACCACCATTTGCAGGAATTAAAGTACCAGCAAGCGTAATAGTTCCTGTAGTGGTTATAGGTCCGCCAGTCGCTGTAAGACCTGTGGTTCCACCAGATATATTTACACTTTGCACAGTGCCGCTAGCACCTCCTACACCAGTAACACTGCTAGACATGCCAGTATCGCCAGCTACTAACCAACGTTGACCTGGTAGTATAGTAATACTAGCACCTGCACCAATAGTTACTGGTCCAACACTTAGCGCGTTTTTACCATTAGTAATTATATATGGTGTAGTAATAGTTTGGCTAGTTTCTAAGACTGGTCCACTGCTACCACCCCCACCACCAGTACTAGCAATAGTAATAGTATTTGCGTCGTTTCTAGTAATGGTTACATTATCGCCAGCCTGTAATTTAACGTCGTCTGTGCTAGCATCGCTGCCAGTTAATCGTAAGTTAGCACCGCCTGTGGCTGTTTCAGCACTAATAGCATAAGTAGCTCCACTACCACCGCCACCACTAACTGTAACTGTAACTGCTCCACTAGTATTAGTTGCGGTTACTCCGCTGCCAACAAAATTAAAGCTAGTTACGTTGCTAGTTAACAGTGTGCCTTCATCACTAACACTAACTGCGCTGCCTGCACCTTGTGCACCGGTTGGTCCTATGGCACCTGTTGGACCTGCTGCACCTGTAGGGCCTGCTGTACCTTGTGCACCTGTAGGACCTGCTGTACCTGCTGTACCTTGTGGTCCTGTGGGTCCTGCACTGCCTGCTGTACCTTGTGGTCCTGTGGGTCCTGCACTGCCTGCTGTACCTTGTGGTCCTGTGGGTCCTGCTGCTCCACTAGCACCTGTAGGACCTGCACTACCTTGTGGTCCTGTTGGACCTGCTACAGTACTAGCTGCACCTTGAGGACCTGTAGGTCCTGCTGCTCCTGCACTACCTTGTGGCCCTGTGGGACCAGCTACTGTACTAGCTGCACCTTGAGGACCTGTAGGACCTGCTATACCTTGTGCACCTGTAGGGCCTGCTACTGTACTAGCCGGACCAGTTGGCCCAGTTGGTCCTTGAACTCCTTGACCTGTGTTTAATGATTCCCAGCCTTTGCCGTTCCATTTCCAAGTACGTCCATTAAAGCTATAGGTATCATTAACACTAGGATTTGATGGAAAATTAATATCTGGCATAATTTTTCCAATGCTTAATAACTCTTATAGAAAGCGTATTATTCATTATCTAATAACCTTTCCATAAATAGTGGTTCCGCCATCTCTGGACCAAATTAATATAAAGTCTAAGTTAGTTAAAACTATGCCAGATTGACTAAAAGTTGTAGTTAGTGAGCCATCACTCTTAATCCAGTTTATTGTAGGCCAAGTAATCACTGCACCACTAGATTGTACATTTTGAGCTTCTATTAACAATTCTGTTAGTTGACCACTAGCCAACCAATTAGTAAAACTTACAGTGTAATTACCGCCAGTAACTGCCCAAATTTGATAATTGCTGTTACTAAGATTGAACGCACCAGTATTTGCGCTAGTATAGGGTGTAAGATTTTGACTAGGGCCAGTAGGACCTTGTGGTCCAATTAGTGAACCGTTTCTAGTTTCTACCCACTGTAGTGAGTTACCATCATTTATATAAGTATACTCAATACCAGTACTGCTTTCAATCCATCTATCACCTAGTTGTGGACTAACTGGTGCAGTATCGCTAAAAGTAAATGCTACTGTACCTTGTTGGCCTGTTGGTCCTGTTGGACCAGTGTTGCCTGTATTACCTATACTACCTGTAGGACCTGTAGGACCTGCTACTGTGCTAGCTGCACCTTGTGCACCTGTGGGTCCTGTGGGACCAAGTGCACCTTGAGCACCTGTAGGACCAGCTACTGTGCTAGCCGCACCTTGTGGACCTGTAGGACCTGTAGGACCAACAACACCTTGTGGACCTATAGCACCTGTGGGACCTGTAGGTCCTGCTGGACCTTGCAGACCTTGAGCACCTGTAGGACCTAGTGCAGTACTAGCTGGTCCTGTAGGACCTTGTGGTCCAACAATTGTGCCAGCATCAAACCAGTTACTGCCATTCCACACCCATAAGTGTCCAGTGCTAGTAACAATGTAGGCATCATTAACTGTGTTATTACTGGCTGGTAGGTTAGCTACTTGTGCAACTTCGCCACGCAGTGTAATATTAATACCTTGTGGACCAGTATTACCTGTAGGACCTGTAGGACCTGCTACTGTACTAGCTGCACCTGTGGCACCTGTAGGACCTGTACTACCTGTTGGTCCACTAATTACTCCTACATCTTGCCACGTAGTACCTGTCCATACCCAAAGATGACTGTCAGCGGTTACTAAGTAAGCATCGCCTATAGCACCTGTATGCGTATTAGGGTATCCTGGTATATTACTTGCACTAGCCACACTACCAATAATTTGTACACTGGTACCATCATTGCCTTTGGCACCTGTGGGTCCTGTAGGACCTTGTGGTCCAAGTGCACCAGTAGGCCCTTGCACACCTTGACTGCCACTAGCGCCGCTGGCTCCTGTAGGGCCTGTGGGACCTGCTGCACCTGCTGTGCCTGCTATACCTTGAGCACCTGCTGCACCTGTGGGACCTGTAGGACCTGCTACAGTGCTAGCACTACCTGTTGGGCCTGCTGGACCTTGTTGACCTTGTTGGCCTGTAGGCCCTGTTGGTCCGGCTACTGTACTAGCTGCACCTTGTGGACCTGTGTTACCTTGAGCACCTGTAGGTCCTGTAGGTCCTGCTACTGTACTAGCTGCACCTTGAGCTCCTGTAGGTCCAGTGCTGCCTGTAGGCCCTGTTGGTCCTGCTACTGTACTAGCTGGGCCTTGAACACCTTGTATACCTTGTGCACCTGTAGGTCCTGTTGGGCCTGCCACAGTGCTGGCAGGGCCTTGTACCCCTTGTATACCCTGTGCACCTGTAGGTCCTGTGCTACCTGTAGGGCCAGGCACTGTGCTAGCTGGGCCTTGTACCCCTTGTATACCTACTGGCCCTGTAGGACCTGTAGGACCTGTAGCACCTTGTTGACCTTGTGCACCTGTAGGGCCTGTGGCACCTTGTATTTGACCGCTGTCTGCCCAGGTACTACCTGTCCATACATATAGGTGACCATCTTGAGTAACAACATAACTGTCACCTACTGTATTATTACTAGCAGGTAATTGCACAACAGTAGCAACACTGCCTTTTAATTGTACACCTTGACCTTGTGGACCTGTAGGTCCTGCTATAGTACTAGCTGCACCTTGAGCACCTGTAGGTCCTGTGTTACCTTGAGCACCTGTAGGTCCTGTAGGACCTGCTATAGTGCTAGCTGCTCCTGTTGGTCCTGTGGGTCCTGTAGCACCTGTAGGTCCTACTATGTTACTAGCTGCACCTGTGGGACCCATAACGCCTGTGGCACCTGTTGGGCCTATAGCACCTGTAGCACCTTGTGGTCCTACAATAGCACCAGCATCAATCCAAGTACTAGTACTAGCCTGCCAAACATATAGGTGATTATTTTGTGTTACTATATAGGCGTCAGCATCTTGATTATTACTGCTAGGTAGACCAGCTACTGTAGCTGCAGTACCTTTAACACTAATACCCTGACCTGCAATACCTTGAGCACCTGTTGGCCCTGTGGGACCGACTACGGTACTGGCTGGCCCAGTTGGGCCCATCATGCCGCCGGCAATAACTCTGGTTTGTGTATTATCAATTACAATAGTGCTGGTATTAGTTTGTACAATACTCATCGTATTACATCCTTTACCACAGTTATATTGCCAGCAATAAACGGAGTTACATTGCCACTAGTATCTGTTAATTCCATGCCGTAAACGGCAGTAGTAAAGTTAAATTGCGCTGTTTGTTGAGCAGTTAATGTAACTGTTATTGTACTATTATTTGTATCTAGTACAATGCCTCCACCAGCTCCACTATTTAGTGCTAGTATAACTGTATCACTATTAACATTTGCTCTAATTTGTAATACAGCACTATAGTATTGCAGCGGATAAGGAGCATAATACTCTACTGTTCCGCCAGTAGTATAATTAGTATAGCCACTACTATTAATACTATTAACAGTTAATGTGCTGGCTGTAACATTATTAACAAAATGATAATCATCATCACCAGTACTATTAATTTCTTTCATACCACCAACATTGGTAATTCTAATACGCCATCCAGGTGGTATACTGTGTGCGGCACTAGTAGTAATTATACAAGGTCCGCTCTTACTAATAGACTGTACATTAGCATAATACTTGGTATCGGTTTCCCAGCGATATACTTGTTTAAAGGTAGTACCCTGATAAATTTTATAATTAACTTTTGCAGGAACCATACTAGACCTTTACCTTTCTAAGAGCTGCCAGTTTCTTAAAACTATTTAACTCCGTAGTAAGCGCAGCAATTTCTTCCTGCAACTTATTATTTTCAATGCTAAGTTTAGTTAGTTGACTGTTTAATTCAACTATATCTAATTGTAGCTTAGTTAATTCTTCAGTAAGCTTACTATTATGCTGGCCCATGCGCTCCAACTCTTCATGCATCATCTTGATTACACTTGTTTCTGCATCAGTACTACGCCAGTCTTTTAATAATTTTTGCACTCCTACTGATAGTGCAATTATAGCCATAGCTGCTACGCTAATTGTTTGTACCAGGCTGTGATTTTCTACGACTTCCATTGCAGCTCCTATTTGTTAGCAGTGATTAAGATACAAGTTTAGTTGTAGCTAGGCTGCCAACTGTGTTTTAGTGGCACTGCTTATTGTCAAGTAAAAATATTTAAACCTTTTTTGACTCTTGTATATTATAGCACAAGGGCAAGAGGTTGTCAACTATAAAAAATGCCCTGCTTAATCAATATTAAGCAGGGCATTACCGTGAACTTTTTCAGTTCTTTATAGACCCTTTTGCGGTATCCAAGTTGGTTTAGTCAGCTCAGTCGCCAGGTCATAGTAGTTTTGTTATGTAAAATTTTTTAATTATCTAATATAATTTATTTGTTTAGTTCCACGGTAGTGGTTTATTAACGGTTGGTGGTGTAATTTTATCTTGTATTCTTTGAGTTAATAATTCCTCTGTTCCAGTTTTACTTATTTTGTTCCATACCCAATCAAAAATTTCATTTTGTGTTAAGTTTTCATAGGCTACAAACACTTCACCTGGTGGATCAACTAGTGTAATACCTTCTATAGTTTCTGTAACACCATTGTTAGATGCTGTAAGCATCCAATTTACTAAAACTACAACATCTTGCAAATTATTGTAACTTGGTTTAACCTCTAATCTAATAATTGACCAATTCATTTTAACTCCAATATTTATACTTGTGTTTTTAGCAATTCAATTTCTAATTTGAGCTCTTGAATTGCTTTTACTAGTGGAACTATAAGTTTTGAATAACTAATACCTTGTAGAATTTTTTTACCGTCGATTATATCATAAATACATAATTCGTCATTTACCAACTCTACATCCTCAGCAATTAAACCATATTGTATATCTGTTTCTATATCACTAGTATATCTACCAAGCTTATCTTTCTTTTTAAAATTAAAAGTTATTGGCTGCAGATTATATATCCAATTAGTATTAGGTAATGGGCTAATGTTAGTCTTACTAGCACGTGTTGAACTTAAGTAACCAAGCATACCTGAACTATCTACATAAACATCGCGACCTGTTACTGTAGTATTATATACTTCTGGAACTTTAATACGACCTAAATAATCTATATTTACTCTTAGCGTTCCGCCAATGCCTGTACCTTGACCAATATGAATTCCGTCATTTACACCATCACTGATATTAGCACCTATATACCACTGTGTTGCAGCACCTGCTGATCTTAATAGTATTTGGGGTACATCTTTTTGAAATGTAAGGTTAGAAGTAAGTGTACCGGCACTAACCGTACCAGTTGCACCTGTAGGACCTGTAGGACCTGCTACTCCCTGTGTACCTTGAGTGCCCTGCGTACCTTGCGTACCTTGTGGACCTGTAGGACCTGCTACTCCTTGCGTACCTTGTGGACCTGTAGGACCTGCTACTCCTTGCGTACCTTGCGTACCTTGTGGGCCTGTTGGACCGGCTATGCCCTGCGGCCCTGTTGGACCTGTAGGTCCTTGTGGCCCGCTGGCTGTGCCCCAGGTACCATCACTTCGTAAAAATGAGCCAGTGCCGCCTGGTGGTGGAGGTATTAGGTACCCGCCCCAACCAAAGTTTCTAAAAGTGTAGTCGCCACCACTGGTAGTTCCTAGATCTGTTACTGCTGTGCTGCGTAATTGTAATGGTCTAACGGCATTACTGGTTATTACAAAGCCACCATTAGTTATCTCTCTGCCAACAATAGTTGCCATAGCACTATTGTCATAGTCTAAGATTTTCTTACTAACTCCAGCACTAATACCATAATAACCACCACTTGCAGCAGGATTTACAAGTTGTGGACTATCAGTCCAAGTACCGTTACCAATTAATACTTGTGTAGCTGTGCCACCACTAGGTAAACCAGAAACACTACTCCAAGTACCATCAGCACGTAAATATGTTGTAGTATTATTAGGTGGCGCACTAATAGTTACACTACCATATCTAAAAGTTCCGCTACGAATATTTAATGCATATCCGGCTGAATCACCAATTGAAACTTCTGTACCACCTTGAGCATTATAAAATCTACCGGCCGCACTATAACTAGATGAGTCAGAGTATCCTAAATATCCTTGTGCTAGGTATCCATAATTAACGGAACCATAGGCACCTTTTTTTACTGTTACGCCATAATTGGTAGTCCAACTGCCTAGTTCGCTAGTAATTGTTGAGTCTATAGTTCTAGCAAAATAAGCGGCGGATTCGCCTATTGTACCAGCAGGATTTGGAAGTACGGTTATAGCTCCATATACAACATTAAAAAGTCCTAATACTGGAGTAAGATTTAGTAATGGTGAAGCGCTTGTTCCAAGACCACCAAAATAACCTAGTAATTCATCGGAATTATTATAAATAGCTACTTTATTAGCATCAGTTTTATTTATTTCAATGCGCTGAGCACCACTTACACCTGTTACTAATTGACCACGTAAATATGCATTAGTAGCGTATAAGCTTCCTTCAGTTCTGTTTAAATAATATCCTGTATTGCTAGTAAATGTACCGCCACTAGGTGTGCCTCCAGTCCAGTTATCACTGCGTATATCTTGAAATACACTAGCAGCAATTGGTACACTCCATATTGTAGTATTTGCTGGTATGCTTTCTAAGGTAGTAGCATTAGGATTATATCTGCCAAAACTATACCAAACTACTTGACCAACTGTAGCACTAGGTGCTGTTAGACTATAATCTACAGGAGCGGTTGCACCACTAGTATTGCTGGGTGCTGTTGTTAGTAGTGCATCACTTTGACTACGTAATCTATAGGCTGTTATAGTACGTATACCCTCTAGTCCAGTTGTACCGGCACTGCCTGGATTACCTTGTGGGCCGGTTGGACCTGTGGCTCCTGGTAAACCATTGGTTCCATTAGTACCCGCCTTACTTTTACTAATAGAAAAGTCTTTTGTTAATGTAGGGTAACCTGTTCTAGTAGCAGTAATTGTGCTAATTGCACTATCTGTTCCACTAGCTAATGTGTTGACAGTAAGCGTTATATTACTAGTGCCTGTGCCAGTTAATGTGGTCGTTAAACCGGTCCCATCACTTTTAGTAATAGTCCATAAACTTGTTTCATTAGTAATGCCACGAAATATTGCAGCATATGTAACTGCACCAGTATAACTAGTTACACTACCACTACTATCTGCTGGTACTGTATGTGATTCATTAGTTAATAAAAATGTTAGTGCATCACTACCATTATCACCACGCCAAATAGTCACAGTATCACTAAGTGTTCCTAGCGTAGCAACTACTTTTACATATCTAACTGTAGTTGTGCCTAAGCTATTAAAGTTAGCTGCAGTAAGTGTTCTAATATCGCCGGTGCCAGTTAGTGTAATACTGCCTAAACTAGTATTACTACTATTATATGCAGTAGCTGTAAATGTTACTGCACCTGTTATATTTTGTTTATTTGCGGTAAACGTAATACTAGCGGGATAATTGGCTGTGGTAGCCAAATTATTATCAAAAATAAAAGCCCAATCAGTAGGGTCAAGTGTTAGTAGTGCTACTCCGCTTTCTGTAGTAGCACTTGATTGAGCTGATATAGTATAACTATCAGGATCTATTTTACTAATATAGGCGTACTTTACATAATAGGTTGTATTAGCTAATAAATCTGTTAGTGTTAGCTTGCTTTGAAAAGTAGCGTCATATTTTAGTGTACTAGCATCTGGTGTAAAACCACTAGTTGTACTAGCCCAAACTTTTAAGTTAACTAGGTCATCGCGCTGTACTAATTCCTCTACCTGAGTAGATAGAGGACTGTTAGTATCATCATCAATATATATCTTGCCTGTGGGTACAGTAAAATATAATTCTAAAGATTTTGGACCTGGTGTAATTGTTAATGCCATATACTTTCCTTACTGTAAGGTCTGAATCTTTATACTACCTACAGCACTAGTAGTACTATAAACATCAGTGTTATCTAGTGCTCTGCAAGCTATTCTATAATTAACTCCACTACTACTTATTCTGCCAGTATCTCTAGGCAAGTTTAGTAGATTAAATACTGCTTGTGTTCTACTTTGTATTTCTAGCATATTTGTACTATCCCAGCTAGTTGTCCAAAAATCTGCACTACCGCTACTAGTTGTTCTATATAGTCTAAATACATATGTTTTATGGTTTGCTGGTTCAGTACCAGTAATTATAGGTTTAACTATAATATTAGTACCTTGTAACGTAATAGCCACATCAGTAACAGCAAACGGATTATCACTTTTACCATCTACATAAAATATCTGTTCATCGCTCCAGGGACCAAACACACTAGCAGTACTATTAGAATACCTAGCACGAGTTTTATAAGTATAACCGGTTTTGAGTCCAACAACTGTTAAACTGCCAGTATCCTTATTAACCAAATATGTATTTTGTGGATCTAGGTCGTTGAATACACTGTTCGATTCAATTACTTGTAGCTGAACATGCGTTGTATTAGCTGTTAAATCCGTAGGATTACTAAAGCTAATAATGGTTGTATTAGCATAGTTGCCATTAGATATTTCTGTGCTGTAATAGGTGTTACTAGAAACATTTGTTACTTTGGGTGCTTTAATAATAGTATTTTTTACTATATCTGTATTTTGTAGCGTGATATTAGAATTAAAGTGTATATATTCGTTATCTAAGTCTTTAGTATAAATATCAGGACTATAATCAGCTAACACCAATCTGGCGCTTACGTTTGAAGTAGGTTCAACACTAAGTACTATAAGATCTTGGCTAACACTATTGTTTTCGCCAATCATTACTAGATTATCGGCTTCTACACCAGTAAAACTAGTTGTAGTAGTAACTGTAGTATAATAGTTACTAGTACCTACATTTTGAATAGCTCTAGTAACTGATCCAGAACCTTCAGTAGTTGTAAGTGCATTAGTTCTAATAGTTATACTATAAGATTTGGTACTATCCAACAGCACTGCTTCAGTAAGCGTTATAGTATTTCCACTAATACTTTTAATTCTAGCAGATCCAACGCCCCAGAGCGGAACGTCGTGTGTTACTTTTACTAAATCACCGCGTGTACATACTAGGTACTCAAAATCACTATTTAGTGAGTAAGTTTCGGGTCGCAGTTTTAATTGTGCTAGGTGCCAGCTTGCAAAATATCTAATTTGATCTGGATTAGTTACACCAGGTAGTGTTAGTTGTTCAAATATTTCCGCACCTTTAACAGCTCTGCCACTAGTACCTTGTGTAGTAAATGCTTGACCATTTCCACTGCCACTAGCTGCTGCTACAAAGGTATCGCCTACTACATAAACTACACCACTAGTACCTGCCGCAGTATTCCACTGCTGTTGCGTAGTAGTTCCCAGTTTAGTAATCTTATACGTTCTGCCGGTAACAAAACTGCCGCTAGTAACTATATAACCATCTGTTTCGCCGTAACCATAGTTGTAAACAATGATTTCGTCAGCTTGATAAGCTTTAGTTTCGTTTGCAAATGCTATTCTAAATGCATCTGGTATTCTAACTAATGTTTTTGTACTTTCGAATCCCCAGCTGTTATGTGGAGTAAAATGTTGAATAGTATGTGATCTAAGTCTATCTATTACAACACTCCACTTACCATTAACATAAGTAGGACTAGCCATACCTGCAGCACAAATATCGCGTAGCAATTCCATTAAATTTTGCGTACTAGATATAACGTTATTATAGGCTAATATAGGTTGGTTGTAGTTTACCTTGTACTCAGCAGCTGAATTAGCATTGCAAAAATTATACCAGCTGGCTATAGTAGGCCAATCTATTTCGCTGTCATTAACACTATAACTATTAGCAGTATGTTGTAGTACATGCACAAATAAACTTGCTGGATTATTTGTTGCACCATACGTATAAGTGCCGTTACTAGCAATATTTATTTTTGCTATAGTTTGTACCATAGCATTTACGCCTTGCAGCGTACCATTTACTTTATTAGTACTTTGTACCTTAATAGCAGTTCTAGCTAAATTACGCGGCTCTTCTGCAATTACTGTACCGCTATTATTTCGCAGTTTTCGTTTAGGCAGTGGTTTAAGTGGTGGATTATCTATACTGTCATATGCACTAACTACCTGCAGCGATACTCTAGAAGCTACACGCCAGTCTGCTATTTGTTCTGGGTCATCATTGGTAATACGTTTAACACGTACAGCATAAGTATTTCTAGGTATATTTTCTAGTTTATATACATAGTTAAATGCATCTTTGTAATTTCTGCTAATTGTAATTATTTTATAACCGCGTGTTGGTAGTACATTTTGTACACCATCATAAACAAATCTAATTACACAAGCTATACCTGCTGATGATTGTCCCGTATTTCCAACTGCTTGAGCGCTAGTAGCAGTAACTCTAATAGTATGCGTACCAGCACCTAAGTAGACTTCTTTGGTAGTAAAGCTTCTAAAGTTTTTGCTTACACTAACTACTGGTGTACTAGTACCAACTGTAACATTATCAATGTATACCTGGCCATAATCATCAGCTGAAAAATCTAATAGGTAGGTACCATCATATGGAGCAGTAAATGTTGTTTGTTGATCAAAGCTAACGCTAGTAGATATATCTGCAGTGCCCCAAACGCCGTATTGCTTTAAAAAATTATGCCAAATATCATCAGTTCTAGTAACGTTTGTTATGTTGGCAAAATTAGTTCTACTGTTAAATACAGTTAGTTGTGTTACAGCATTAGCACTGCTAAGTGTTGTGCTAGTTAAACTACCAGCGCTAACCGTAATATTAAATGCTGGTAAGAAAAGTGTTTCTGCACCACCACTACTATAGTCTTGCTTAGTAGATTGTGTTAGTGAAAAGTTAAGGCCGCTTTTGACCAGCGTGGTATAACCACTAGTATGATCTGTTTGATTAGATATGTTATTACCGCTGTCTAGTGTAAAGCTGTACAGTCGTAAATACCCGCTGGGAATTTGTGGTTCAAAAATAAAGTCACGCTGTGTGCCTAATAGTTGAGTATATGCAGTGCTATTTAAATAGGACTTATAAGCTGCACTAGGATTACTACTATTAGTATCGCTAGCAGCTCCGGCAAATATAGTTAAGCTGTCTGCATTTGGTCGCAAACAAGCAGTAAATCGTTGATAAATAGTAGCTGAAGTAGTTTCATTAATAACCCATAGTTGCGGTACATCTACCTGCTCAGTTTTACTGCTGCTTAAATTATAATAATCAATATTACTACTAGCGGTACTATCTAGGTTAGGATTAGTTTGTACTTGATTAGCAGGTACAATTTCAATTCCTAGGCTAACATTAAACTTGTCTGTTTTACCATCTTTGGTATAAATAGCCCGCAAACCTTCAGGAAAATTAAAGGCAACATCAATGCTAGTAGCTGGTTGTGTAAATGTTACTAGTGTCCAAGGATTTCCGTCATTGTTATTATTTACAAGTTCAACTGGACTAGCTGGTAGTTGTTGTACATCGCTAGGATAATAGCTGTTAAAGGTATCTGCTTGTGCTTGAGTTTCAGTAGTTAATCCACCTAGTGTATAAGCTACCTCTGTGTTATTATATAATAGTTTGTCACTATGTAATTCACTAAGCGGTGTAGCACCAACACTAATAGTATTTTCATCAACTTGCAGTGGGCCAAATCCCCAGATGATTAATAAGTGTAGTAGGTTGGTATTGGTTAGTGTTTCTATATATGGTGTTGCACCTAGTACACCAGTAACACGATTGCGTCCAAGTACTACTGGAATTGCACCAAATGGGTTGGCTTGATTTTGACTGCCAGTAAATAGGCTAGCACCAATTGTTTGTCCTGGATCTTTTACCTCAGGGGGTCTAATAGGAAATGCTGCGTTGATGAGTACAGTACCAGCAATTTGTATAATTGCGCTGCCAACTGCGGCAGTGCCGCCAACTGCAGCACCTACTTTTGCAGCTATTACTGGATCTTGAGAGATTACAAATACTGCAATCATTAATACTAGGCGTAATCCTTGACGTCCTTGAGCAACTACTCTATAGTTGATATTTTGTCCAGCATTAATAATTGTAGTATTCCACTGTTCTTGTGGTACTATTACACCGTCTATAGTTAACAGCAGCTTATTAGCTAGTCGTTTGCCTAGCTTATACTTATCAATAATATAGCTAGCGAATTCGCTGCATGTAGTACCTACACGCACACCTTCTAGTACAGTATTAGACCACTGCAGTGGATGCGGTTTGCCAGTAGCTATAATGCTAGTAGGTTTATATCTGTAAAATCCTAGTAGTCTGCGTTTCCAGCTAAAGTTATCTAGGCGTTCAATTACGCTATCTAAACCATCTCTGCTGTGTATAAATCGTTGATCGCCTATGTATATGCCAATATGAGCTGGTTCGCCTAGGATATTGAACAAACATAGGTCACCTGGATGTGGGTTAGCAACTGGCTCCCAACCATCCTTATAATAGTCAATAGCAGCTACAACCTTAGGGTCATAGCTGCCAGCGTATAATTCTGTATAGCTAGGCAATTCTATGCCTAGCTCGTGCTTGTAAAATAGTCTGGCTAATCCCCAGCAGTCTACACCTTGTGTGCTTCTACCATTTTCTTTATATGGTAAGCCAATATATTTATTATAATTCATTAGAACAATCCTGGAAAATATAATGGTGTAAAGTTAAAGTTAGGAAAAGGCTCACGACTAAAGCTAATCATTTCTAGTTGTAGTTGTATACTTTCAGCGTTATAAATGGCGTTGGTAATATAAAATTTAGGAAAACTAGCTTCTATGTAGTTAGGATCACTAGCTAGTATTAATTGTATATTTACTTCAGCTGGTTTTGTAAGGTGTTGTCTAATTAAATAGATTGCTTCTTGTGTAACATAATTAAATACAATTGAGCAATTTCCTACCCCAGTTTCTTGCTCTGTGGGTAGGGTAATTTGCATTGGTAAAAATACATATCTAAGGCTGTTACTTATAACGCCATAAATTACTTCACTATCAGTAGTATCGCCTGTAATAGTGTTTGTTGTAGCTGTAGCTCCAGTAAGTCGTTGAGTAAATCCATCTGCTAAACGTATAGGATTTGCTAGATCTTCTGGATCTGTAATAGTTACAAGCATAATTAATTGCTCGTCTGTTTCAGACGAAAACATAGCGCGTATAGCGTCTGCGGATAGTGTACTCAGTCTACTCATGGTAATACTTCAAATTGTAAGTTAGTTTGCCAGTATCCTGGCGCACGATATTGAAGCGTAAAAAATTGTCCATCGCCTTGCGGCACTAGCCTACACTCAACGCTAGCACCAGTTCTAGGATGTGTAAATGTAAATCGCTTTACGCCTAGCAGGTCGGTGTTTACAAAAGTTTCTAGTGTTTGTGTTTGGCTGGTAGTCATTATAAAACTTAAACTTAGCATACTAGGTCTACGGCCACGCAATCGCTGCTTGGCCGGACCTGCATCCATACTAGAACGAACAATATTTATGCCAATAGTTTCTTGAAAGTCTTTTTGAGGACTTTGTGGCAATGTTACTGGCCATACAGGAATAGGCATATTATCTCCTTGCTACCATTGGTCTAGCACCAAAATTATTTGTTAGTGACTGCTGTACAGCGCTGTTTGATCTAGACATTTCACCAGCTACCATTTCACCAACGATTACCTCAATGCGACGATTACCGCGACTGTCGGTAGTTTCACGAGTTTCTGCACTAGCATTGCTGTAGTTGTTTCAACAACTTCAACTTTACCTTGGCTAGTATTTTGCATAGGATACACAGTTGCTGGACCTGTTACGATTTCGGGTCCTGCTTCTCCTGCAATACCCCATTCTCCACTTGATAGTGATCCGCCTTTAGCAAATACACCACCAAATAGTCCTGGATTTAATAGTGCATCATATGCTGAGCCATAACCTCCTCCACCACCAAGTAAACTCTTAAATAAACCACCAAGCAAACTTCCACCAGCTTGTAATGCGGTTCTTTGCACTATACTAGCTAAGCCTTGGAAGCCGCCTTCGAAACCCTCAATCATGCTATCAGCAAGAGCTTGAGGATTTACAGTAAAACTACGTTTAAGATTTTCACTAACTCTTTCTATTGAAGGAGTTACTGCCTCCGCCCAGCGCTCGCCAAAAACTAAACTTTCGCGTGTTACTTTACTGCCTAATACCTCAAACTTTTTTTCTTCAAACGTTTTTTGTTCTGGTCTAACATCTGTATAAATAAACGGGCCTTCGGCTCCACTAACTATAAAAGGTATGCGATTAGCAGCTAATAGTTCACTAGTATTTGGTGTTGGTAAATCTGCCTCAAACTGCCTGCCAGTATAAAAATCTGGAGAATCTCTACTAACTATAGGCGCAGGTTTTCCTGGCTGTCTACCTAAGCCAGTATAGCTTGATATGCTTGGTCCGACTATTGAAACATATAGTGGATCGCCTTCAGTGCCCTTAGGCTGCAGCATAGTTTCTGGTGTTTGCTTGCCACTGGCTAGGCCAACACGACCTAGTACGGTTTTGGCTAGGCCCATTCCGCCGCCTAAACTACTAAGAGTTTGCTGCATAGCAGTTTTAACCTCAAATCGCAATAAGTCCTCTAAGAAACTATTTATTAGATTTTTAAAGTTAAGTTTGCCTGTTTTTGTAAACTCTACTACGGCATCAGTCATGCGATCAAAGCTACGAACAAATGCATCTGCATATGCCTCTTCGCGTAGTGTAAATTGATTTTGTGCTTCTAGTAGCTGTCGTTGGCCTTCGGCTGTTAGTTTATATTGTTTTTCTAGTGCGCTTAGTCGGTCTAGTTCTAGTGCATATGCTTCGCTTGCTCTTATTTGTTGTGGAGTAGCTGCTCCTGAGTCGTCCCCAATTCCGCCAGATTTTACAGCATCTCTAGCTGCTTGTGCTCTGCTTTCTTGTAATTGAAATAAATTATTTGCTAATTCTCGTTCTATTCTTTGTTCTTGTATACGTTTACGTTGATTTCTGATTTGGTCATCAGTTAATATTTTAAATCTATCTGCTTGACCTAATAGTTCTTCTTCTAATTTTAATCTATTATCTAGTCTTAGTGTTTCTAAATTTCTTAACTCGCGCTGTAAAGCTAGCTCTTTGTCTAATTTTTGATATTTTATATCTAAGATTGATAGGTAGTCTTGATTATTTTGATTTACTTGTCTTATGTTTTCAGACTGATCAAATAGTTCTAAATTAATCTGGCTTTCTAATCGAGCTCTACGTTCTAATTCATTGGCAGCTTCTTGTGCCAATGTCTTATTGGTATCACCTTTAGCAGTAGAAACTAGTTCTCTGCCAGTTCTAATGGCAATATCTACTTGTTTTTGGCCTTCTTCCACTAACTTTTTGCGCTGGATCTCTGCCAATTGTAACAACATGACGGACTTTGTTCCTATACCATACTCAGTATCGGTAACAACAGAATTAATACTATTTTCTAATCCTTTTATAAAAGTATTTAATACTTTTATTTTATCATCGGCTGCTAGTGCAATATCAGCAAGTGCAGTATTAAAATCTTCTATAGAACTTTTAATACCTTTTTGTTGTTGAGCTAGTGCTAGCTTTTGTCTGCGCTCTACTAACGCATAAAGTGCTGGATTATAAATAGCTGCTGATCTTAGTTCTGCTAATGTTCCGCCAGAAAATAGCTCTTCTGCTCTGCCAGCTTCACCAATTCTGCCTGCTAATTTTACTGCGCGCGGTATATTTTCTGCGGTTTTGGGTAGATTTTTTAGTTCTTCAATATCTGCTAGACGCTGAATTTGTATGCGTAGTAAATCTTGAGAAGCACTAAGCATTTCTTGGCTGTTTATCAATTTAAAGTCTAGATCAATTTGTTCTTTGGCTAACTTATTGCTTAGCTGAATGCCTGCTTCAGTACTAACTGGAAATTTACTTAATATGTATTTTTGCTGTTCTACAACTGCTTGTCTTAATTTTGTACTAAACGCATCTAAACTTCTAGCAATAGTGGCTCCAACACTCTTTTCTATTAGTAGCTGTGTTTCATTCGCTATTTGTTTAGTTTTTTCTTTTAAATCTTCGGCGGCTTTTTTGGCCTTATTCAGTGTGTCTTCAACTTCACTTACACTTTTTTGCAGTTTAGGGTCCACATAAACTAAACCAGTAAACGGGTCTATTATCTGTGAATCAATTATCATTTGATTTAGTCTAGCTACTTCTTTTTCTGCATCAGCAGCGATACTAGTTAGTTCTTTATATCTAGGCGCGGCATCTTTATAAGCATTTACTTGCTTGGCTATTTCCAGTGCTACACTAGGATCAAAAATTGTTAGATCTACTTTAGACAGTTTGTCTAATGCACCTAATTGAGCATTAAAGTCTACTTGTTTTAGTGCTTTAGATAGTGTGTCTGCAAGACTAATACTAGTTCTAAAAAATTGTGCTACGGGACTAGTATCCTTTAAACTATTATTAAAAGCTTGTTGAGCTTTTGTAGCAGCTTCAGTACTAGATTCTAAGTCTCTTAAATAAATAGTGCTTTCTTTAAATTTTTCGTTAACACCGGCCTGATCCACACCAAGCTGTTGTATAACTTTGCCATATGTTTCTGCATCTAAGCCTTTTAGTGCATTTGTAAATGTTTCTGTATTAACTAGTGCAGTATCGCCCAGCTTTAGTGTTTTAAAGAACTTTTGACTAAGCTCGTCTCGCATTGGGCCTTCAGGTACACTTTTTATAGCTGCTACTAAACTTTTACCAATGCTTTTTGAGGTTGATTCTTGCAAACTGTCAACAAATGGCGTTACATCTTTTATACGATCCCAAATAAAATCCCAATATCCTGCAGCTTCTTGTGCTTCTATGAATCCTTTAGTAACATTTTTTAGTGATTGTGTTAACTCGTCTAGACTATTACTAAAAGCTATTATAGCATCGCCACTAATACTGTCTTTATACTTATCAGCAGTATCTTTGGCTGTTTGGGTGGTATCATTGAGTATATCCAAGCTTTTATTTAGTGCTTGTGTTTGCTCGTTGTTTTTACTAAATATACTATCAAGCACCTGAAATACTGCAACTGCTGCACCAATTACAAAAAAGAATCTGCTAAATGCACTGGCAGCTATTTCTATACCACGAGTTACGGCGGCTAATGTACCTAGCGTAACTGTTTTAAACTTACCCATTTTGCTAAGATCTTTACTAGCTGCGGTTTCTTTGTATAGTTCCTGCACAGCTCCGCGTACGCCCATTGTATCAACATTTTCTGCTACACGACTACGTATTTCTAGCTCAGCATAACGTTGACGTGCAGCTCGGGTCAGCTGTTCACGTTGCCAAATAGCACTACCAAACTTAGCTTGCTTATCCATTTGATCGTTGGTTTTATCATAGGCAGCATTAAGTTGATTTCTAATATTTTTAATTTCACTATCAATTCGCAATACTTCTTTAGCAGCTGCAACTTGATCTTGTCTGTGCTTTACTGTACTAGTTTCATATTTATCAATATCTTTTGCTAGTTTTAATCGGTCTTTATCGCTTAATTCTTTAGCAGTAGTTACTTGTTTAAAGCTACTACTTTCTAGTGTACGCTTATCTGTTACAGATTTGGTAAGGCTTTGCTGTGCGGCTTTTAGCTGTTTTTCTAACTCAGGTATTCCAGCAGCTGCAGCTGTTTTACTATAGAATACCCCTTGAAACGCTTCATTAACATCGCCCATGCGATCTTTAGCAGCTTTTGCAGCGTCCTTTAATCCAGCTTGCCAGCTAGTTAATGCTGGTATAGCTTGCTTGGTAATCTTTATAGCGGCTAGTGCAATAGCTGCACCTATAAGCCCAGTATTGTCTGCTAATAATTTAGCTATAGGAGTAATAATACTATTAACTGTGCTTAGTATACTTTGTGCAACATCTTTTAATTGTGCTAGTAGTTTATCATATGGATTACCGGCTTGCGCTATTTCGCCAAATTTTTGACGTCCTTCTTCTAGTACAGCATTTGCAAAAGCTTGACGACGCTCAAAATCTGTTAGCTGGGCTTCAGTTTTACCTACTTTGCGAGCATACTCTTCTGCAGCTTTACCTGTTTTTGTAAACAATCCAAGTTCGTCTAATAATTCAGGTTCTAGCTTAGTAATACCGCGAGTAAGTCTGCTAACAGCATCGCTCATATCTAAGCCCAATGCCTGACTAGCACCTTTAGCTACTTTGCCTAATTCAATAAACTGTGAGCTAGATAATCCGCTGCTTACTGCTTTAGCAGTTGCTTGCATAGATTCGCGAAAACTAATAGCCCCGTCTGTTACGTCACTAAACTGTTTGGCTAAGCTGCCCATGGAAGTGCCGCTAGCAGCACTTAGTTGTTGCAAGCCCTTAACCATAATATCTGTTTGCATTGCTTCACGCAGTGCACTAAATGCAGCGGTAACAGCAAATATATTAGCAGCATAGGTAGCATATAATCTTACTAACCCACCAAGGCCACGAGCTTGGTCTGCAAAATCACGTGCGCTAGCACCGCCTACTCCAGCAGCACCACGTGCACGATTATACTCCTCAACCTCCCCACCTGCCACGCCACCATAACTTGCGCGCATAGCTCTACTGCCAGATTTAGTTCCGGTCATCAATCTTTGAGCTTTTTCTAGCTCGTTATTAAGCTGTTTGGCATCGTTAGTACGTTGTTTTATAGTACTAGACTGATCTTGAACGCTTAAGTCAATATTTATTTTATTACCTGCCATATTTACTCCAGGCTTAGTAAGATTTGCACAGATTTACACCAATTATAGCACAAGGGTAAATAAATGTCAATAGCAAAAATTTCTAGTAATAAAAAAGCCTACTAACTACTGCTAGCAGGCTTCTTTTGTTCTCTATATTTAGCTATTTGTTGGCTTCGTATGCTATCAATCGTTTTAATAAGCATAACTATTAATTTGTGATCACTAGGCTCTATTTCTGTATACTGCAATATTTCTGTTAGTCCAATATAGCTTTTGCCTAGGTACGATCCACTAAAACCTTCCCACTCATCACGCAGCATACGATAAACTAACATTGCTTGCTGCACTTCTAGTGGCATATCATCTAGTTCAACTGGAATTTCGCTTTCAACAGGCTCTGAACCCATCATAGAGCACATCTCAAGATACATTTCTTTTGTAACGCCACCAACCATTAAATTTTCAAAATAATTGGCTAGCTGAGATTCGACTACTTGGAGCTGTTCTTGGAAAAGTTTCCCAGGTCTGTAACCTGCTCACTAATAAAGCTATCAAAATTACCACTATTTTTCATTAAATATAGTGCGTTTTCACTAGTAAAGTTTAGCTCATCTTCTTGGTCAAGATGTGCAACTTCTACAGGTGCTAATTGTTCTAAGTATTTAATTTTTAAACCACGCCAGCCTTTTACAGCATTTTCTACATATAGTTGTAGGAAAAGATCGTCATTTAATTCTTCTTGAGGTTGACGATTTTTAAACGTAGTTTTTGTAGCTTTTTTGCGAATATTAATAAGTGTTTCACGACTTAAAAAAGCCACATCAATAATAAAACCTGGCATACCAGGATATTCTACCTCAACACTTTTAGAGGGTACTAATAAAGATTTTAAACTAAGATCTGCCATTTGTTTTTAAGGTTAGTGAGACCGGCATTATACCGGTCTCGGTTGATAAAACTTATGCGTAATATTTGACGTTAATTTCGTTAGCTTCTTCAAGATCAAAGTTGCGAACGCCACCAATTGTATCAGTACCTTGAGCCGTAAAGTTAATAGTTGTACTAATAACTTGCTCAGTAGCAACTGTTGGAATAGTAAGCACTACACCAGGCATTTCGATTTCTACACGATCATTAGCGGTAGAACCACCAATTACAAGTTTCATGTAAAATCTAGGATCTACTGTGGTACTGCTACCTGCTAGCAAATCTTGTAGCAATTGTATAGTTTGTTTACGTCCAGTGCTTGGGTCGCTAGTATTATTGGCACCAGTAGCACTACCACTACGTAGATATGCTGTAACACTACCACTAATTGCACGTGTACCAGCAAAATATGTAACTGGATTGTTAACAATACCCAGGTTAGCAGGTGTTAAGTAACTAACGTTGTTGCTAATTGTTAGGTTACCACCAGTAATGGGTAGGTTGTAATAGGTAGTTGTAGCAGGGGGTGTTCCTGGACTGCCCAGGCCTGCCTGTAGTGTAAAGGTGCTAAGCTTGTTGGCAATAAACGCAGCTGTAGTAATCTTTTGTGTAAATGTACTAGCATTAAATATGCCACTACCAGTAAATGTGCCACTACCAATTGCTGTTGGGCCGGTAACTGGTCTAATTGCTTTAGCTTGTCCTGCCCAAGCAATGCTGGCAATAGCGTCAATACCGAAATCAATAGTTGCTGTGTTTAACACACAATCATCAATTAAAAAGCATGCTGTGTCCATAATAACAATTAAACCAAAGCGTTGTAGCTGGTGCTTGTTACTATTTGTAGCTACTACAGTGGCAGGAGTTTCTGGAGTAACTGTACTATCACCGTTTGTCCAAGCTGGATTAGTTCCACCAATTGGATCAACAGCAAACATTGCGTTCCACAATACACTTTCTTCAGCTGTAAGAATAGTGTTGTCGTCATATGGACGAATGTAAGTAGTCATGTTAAAATCAACAGGATCTAGCTGTGTGTTGAAAGTACGCTGTCCACGTACAGGTACAGCACCTGTTTCATTTAGTGTAACTGTTTCCGACGTAGTATTTTGACTAAACCCAAAACCGTCTAATACTTGAATTTCACGGGTATTAGTATTACTAATTACAGCATTACCGCCAACTGCTAGAGCTCCACCAATAACTCCTAGAGCAGAACCTGTATCACCTACTGCAGTAGTAAAAAACACTCTACTATTACGAAGTAAATTAAAACTCATGTTTTTATCCCTTTTTATGGGTATTCAGCTAGCCTTGACTAGACGTTTATCTGTACCAGGCTTTATGAATACGGTTGCTTACATAATCTGGTATCTGACCTGTAAGTTAATCTCGCCAACTGCATAGGGAGCTAATAGGCCCTCGTCCGTAGTTATTGAGTCTATTAATATTTCTGTTGTTGTATAAGCATTTGTTGAATCATATACTAATTGACGATTTGCATCTATGCAAGTTTCTAGATCAGCTAATAGTTGCTCTAGTTGTTCTTGAGAACTATCCTCACTTTTACAGTAAACTTTTACACATACTCCAAGCATGCCCCAGGCAAAATCTGCAGGATGATATTCACGCAATTCAGTTCCTGGTGTTAAATATACTCCAGGAAAGTCATTAATCTCATCCCAGAATTTTAGTTTGGCAAAGCTTTGATTTTTTAAGTCTGTTATATAAGGAGCTGTACCGTCTATAATCTTAAATTTTTCAGCTAGGGCGCTTACTATTTGTGTTCGTTTTGTCATACTAATACGGCCCTTAACTTAGTTATTTTAGCTTGTGTGGCTAGTTGGCGTATACTTTTGCTTATTAGCAGTTTAGGGTCTCTGCTTCTAGGATACTGCTGCTTGCCGCCACCGCTAAAAGTTGCATATGGATTACGCATATAATTATAGTATGCGGTTATCATTCCCTCACGACTTTGAGTTAGTCTTTCTACTACTACACTTTCAGCAAATCTACCGCTACGTAAGTTTAGTACATCACGTCTACTGCCGTTACCCATGTTTTGTTTTACAGTTTTGATAAGGTGGGCTGATAATAACTCTTGTAAAGTTTTTAAAGAAGTTTCTTTAGCCGCAATTTTAGAGGCTACAACTCTAGTATTAGCAGACATTTTTGTCTTTTTTATAGCTTGCTTTAGCTTATCTGCTGCTTGCTTAAACTCTTTAACAGGTTGACTAATATCTAACACTTCTTTATGTTTTTGTTTAATAGGTCTTGGTTTTATTTTAACAGACTGTGTTTTAGTAGATTTGCCTGTTTTTATTACTTCACCTATTTGCTTAGCTATACCATCTTTAATAGTTATTGAGCCAGGCGTATTAATTAACTGCTCGCTTAAAAATTTTGCATTTTTAACAATTGGATCGTACAAACCTTGCTCACTTAGCGGAGATTTTAGTTCTTCTGCTTTAGCTAAAATTTCTTGAACTACAGGTTTTAAGGTTGCTATTAAGTTGCTGATTGCCGCTTCAGCGGCCGATTCCTCTCTAGCACTAGCTGCTTTAATTAAATTATTTAATTGACGCCCTGCTTGTTGTAATAAATCTCCAGCTTTTTTATTATCTTCTTGAAACTGTAACTCCGTAATTAAACTAGGATTATCACCAAGAACATTTTTTACTGCATCTATAAATACTTGGGATTCTGTAATTAAATTACTGGTTAAAAAATCCGCATCTAAAATAGCTTTTAGTACACTTTCTAGTGCATTTATAGCTGTTTGATCTTCGAGACCTGGCATAGAAATAGTAAAATCTCTATATGTAGCACTAACTTCTTGACTAAACTTGGCTTGTATACCAAGCGCAACTTTAGCTTTTAAAAAGAATATTCCAGCTAAGTGACCACTCTCAACATTATCTTTGAGTAATTGTAATGTTGCAGCAGGTAGTCCAGGTATTTTATCACTTATAAACTGTATAAAATAATCTCGTAATTTCTTTTCAGGTACTTTTTCTATTCTAAAATCTCCAGCACCATATTCTTTAACTGTTTCTGTTTGTTCTATATAACCTACAAATGTAGTAAAAAAATTATCGTTATTTAGTAGACTAGCAACTATTTCTTTAGTTTTTTCATCTTCTAGTTTATCTACTAATTTTCTATTTAGTGCTGTAATGCCTTCTAGCGTTAAACTAGAAGTATGGTAATCTTTACTTTGGAATCGCTTTCTAATATCCTTAGTATCTATTACTGCCTTAAACAATTCTTTTCTAGTTAATTTCTTAAAACTAGCTAGGTCTACTTTATTATTCTTATCACCATAAATGTCAATTATACGCGCTCGCAGTATTGGTGAAAACTGAGCTATACTCATTACGCATAATCCGCAATATACTGATCCAATACCCGCTTAATATGTGCTGGAAAATTTGTACTAGCAACATACTGTATTTGCGTTACGTTTGGAGTTACGTCACGATTTACATGCACAGCGCTGTTATTTTTTGTATAATATTCTAGCAGATCAAATGCAGCTAATTGTAAATCTTCTGGTACAGTATCATAACCACCATAATATACAATTTGATAACCACGTAAATACTCGCGAAAACCATATGAATTTAATGAAACTAATATATCACCGTCTAGTACATAATCGGTAAACTCTGTTAGGGCAGTATAAGTCTGACCATAGTCTGTGCTTATGCTAAAACTATCTATAGTTACTACAGGGGTTTCTTGTAATAGGATTTTATTGAATCCACCATTATAAACCTCTGTTTTTAAATCGTTATAATAATCAACAAAAGTTCTGCGACAATAGGTTTTAATAAGCTGGCTAATTTTTGGAATTAGCAGGTCAATTTCAGCGTCCCTATTATTAGTAGTAATACCAAGATATTTTTTATAATCTGTTCTAGTAATTAGGTCAGCCATAAATCCTCCTGTGTCTCTAAAACCTGCTAGATCAGGCTTTAGAGACAGGGCTCGTATGAACCCTGCCTAAGTTTAATTAAACGTAACGAACTGTTACAACACCACTACCTTCATTGCTTGTTAAGCGGCTCATAGCGATACGCATACTAGCAACGATAACACGACGCTGATTGATAACTTCGTCATCTGTGTCAATACGCATTGCACGATGATTACCAACAACAAAGTTGCGTGGGTTAACTATAACGGCTAGTGCATCGTTAGCAGCTGCACCTGTCATTTGTGCACTAACAACAACTGGAGTTTGGGCGATTAGTCCAACTTGACCAGTAATTAGTGTGTTACGTGACTCACTAATCTTGTCTGTGCTTTGGAAAGTAGCATCTTCTAGTAGATCATAATATGCTGCTTGGCTAACAAAGCAGATTAATTCGCTAGGCTCTAAGCCCCAAACACCTAATGCACGACGAGCAGCCTGGAATTTAGCAAATGTAAATCCTGTTGCTCCAGTACCACCAACTGCAACTGTTGGGCTGCTTGTAGCGCTACCATCATAAAATGCTAGACCATTGATACCAGCCGCATATGTTGTAGCACCAACGTCATTACCTAGGAGCATAGACTTGTCTAGTGTCTTAGCCATACGACGTGTGATTGCATCGCGGATGATAGGTACTAGGGCAATAAGACCATCTTCCTCTTCTTCAAAGGCGATGTACTCTTTGGTAGCTAGCTTAGCGCTGCTGATCTCAATGTCTTTGAGCGCATGTGTGCGAGCTGTACCACTGCTAGCTGCAGCACCAAAATCACTGTTTGCTACCCAGGTTGCATCTGCACCAGCATCTGGATTGATAGGCAGCTTCATGAAAGGCTGTGGCATGTTGATCTGACGGATTGTACCAGCAACAACTAGCTGACGACGAATCTCGTTTTCCATGTTGGTGCTAACTTCTAGTTCCCAAACTTGACCTGGTAGGCGAACTGCACCACCTGCTCCACCACCCGATCCAGCAGCACCAGCTGTACCGCCACTAGCGTACTTTTGTACTAGGCTCTTGGCATACTTGGTTTCTTCGATAGGCTTTTTAGTGATCTTGCTGATAAATACAGCTGCTTCTTTTTCTGCGTATGTAGCACCACCGTCGCTGCTCTTAACATCACTAAACTGCATACGGCTCTTTTGAATAGCTTCTAGCTCAGCAGCTTTTTCACGTAGTGCACTCTCTAGACCTTCTAGGGCGCTCTTGTGGCTGTCAGCTTGCTCGGCTAAGCGCTTTTCAACTTCAGCTAATAGCTTTTCTGCACCTGTGTCAACTGTTTGAACTGCGCTAACAGCAGCCTTAATTTTAGCTTGTAGCTGTGCTTCTTCATCAGCTTTACGCTGCGCTTCTTCAGCAGCTTTAGTTTGAGCCTCTACAACAGCACGTGCTGTTTCAGCAGCAGCCTTAGCAGCAGCGTCGGCCAATAATTTTTCTAACTCTTTTGGATCCATGTTCCATTCCTTTTTGGTTTCGCTATTTGCGTTTGTAGAGGACTCTAGCCCTTTAGCTGATTCGCTAACATCGGCAAATTGCTGTTTAAATAACTCGAACTCTTGGGCACTATCAAATGCCTTGGCTAAACTAAATAGTGTGTTTTGATTTGCAGGTACACTAACTACACTGATTTCGTGTAGTTCTAGATCTTTAATCATAAAGGTTTCACTGGCCTGCTCATACTCAGCATCTTTGACCCTAAACCCAATACTAAATGCGCTTAATATACCCTTTTTGATCAACTTGTAAATATCGCCAACTTCACTGGGAATCTGTGCTTTAATCCACAGTCCATGCTCATCAGCTTTATAATCAACCATTTTGCCAATTGGCATTGTGTGATTATGATATGCTAAGATGATTGGATTCTTCAGGTAGTTTACCATACCTGACTTCCAAACTCCTGCTGGCACTACATCGCCTTGACGATCCCGATCATTAGTAGAAGCATAACCTTCAATCATGATACTGTCATCGTCCTCGCCGGCAGCCTTGGCAGTAAACTTGCTGTCAAAATAGAGTACTTTGTTTTTTATATCCATCTTACTCCTCTTAGTTGCTAGGCCTACCACCCTCTGATGGATTGGCTGCTGAACCTGCAATGTTAGCAGGTATTCTTAGGGTATCATTTCCAGCTATGGTTGGATACCGTAATTCTATACGGGCTTCGTTAGGAGTTATAACGCCGCCATTAACTAGTGTGCTATGATAAGCTGCTACGTCTTTTAATTCTGGCTGTAGTGCACTAACATTATTGGTTACTTCTGCCACGTCATATCCAAAATATCTTTCCACTGCGGAAACATATAACCTAACGATTGGCAGTACAGTTTCCAGGTAAAATAGTTTAAGATTAGGGGCAATGTTAGCATTGTTACCACCCTGCAATAATATAGGCGGTACACCTATGGTTGTCATTACGCGCTCGCTGTGGCGTGCAATAGCTTTATCAAAGTCTAGGTCTTGAAAGTCATTGTCCTGCAATTTAACAGGCTTCAATCCACTATCTAGAATAATTGGGCGACGTCCACCACTGCGCGGATTATATCGCTGTGCCCAGTACTGATAGGTTTTTTCTTTAGCAGCTTGTGACAGTGTATTTTCTGTGGTTAGTGCCATGCCAAATATAGCACCATTTTTAAAGAAGTTTTGCTGAAACTCGTGCATGTTCCATAGTGTATCTATACTTTGACGCGCAGCCGATAACCTGCTCTGCCCGCGATAGATACTCTCCGAATTTACATCACGAAAGTAGAATACTTCACTCTCGCGGAACAAAATTTCGCCATTATACTTATAGCCACTAATAAACGTTTTGCTGTCAGTTAATATTTCCACATTTTCTGCTGGCAGGTGATACATAAATGTACCATCAAAATGCACAAAGGCATTGCCGTCTAATAAGAAATCTGTGAATAAACTGCGGCGAAACTCCTGTGCACTCTGATAGGGATTTGGTCTAAAGTTAAGTAGTGTGTTTAGGGTCTTTTGACGTAATCCAGCTATTACACCTTCATGTTGTTTGTCTTTTATATCGTAATCAAGGCTAGCGCAAGCGGCAACTACCTTGTTAACACTAGTGTTTACACAGTCTATATCACGAAAGTAGAATCTATAGCTTATAGGCTGTGTACTACCTACACTACTACCCTCCCCTTCACTAATGCGTATTTGAGCAGGATTTAGTTTTTCAACTACCCACTCACGTAATCTTTCTAGTACCATCTAAGTCCCCTGTGAACTGTGCAAAATAGGAGCCATAGCTACTACCACGAAAATCTTGCTGACCACTTAAATATTTATTACGCTGCAATTCTATCCATTGCTGTTGTTTAGGTACAGAGCTAGGTATTGGTGATTTACCATAAATTCCATGCAGTTGTACATGATGTTTGTTACACAAGGTAAAAACTAGATCATATATTTCCACACGGTGCTCTGCAATAAACTCATCACGAATTGCTAGAACTTTTTCATCAGTACTAATATCATAACCTTTTTTATTTACCCACGCTTCTAATAAATATGTAAGGCTGTGTAGATGATGTAATTCAAGTTCTTTTTGGCTTTCACAAATATAGCAGTGAGATTGCTTTTCATATGCGCTTTTAGCTTTGTCTCGTATATGCTTTATTGGTATACGTTTATTAGTATTTACTGCCATAAAATATTATTCCACGATTTTAGCTATTATAACTTAAAAGATACAAAAATGTCAAGTAGTAAATTTTACTTTGCTACTAATAAAATTTACTACTTGAAAATTTTTAATCATTCCTGTAAAATGGATTATATAAACTTTTTAGAGGACTAGTACAATGACAGTTGGCATTTATAAATTAAATTTTTGTGGAACTAATAAAGTATACATAGGGCAATCTATAGATATTGAGCGCAGATATATTAGCCATAAAACTTCGCTAAAAAATCAAAAAAGCAGAAAAAAATTACAGCAAGCTTACAATGAATTTGGTATGCCAAACTTAGAAATTTTGGTTGAATGTACTGTTGATGAATTAGATTCTATAGAAGAAGAAGCTATTGCAATATATGATTCTGTAAATAATGGGTTTAATGCTTTTAAAAGTTTTACAAATAGACAGGATTTATATGGTGAAAATGCCGGCAACGCAAAATATAGTAATGACTTAATTATAGAAGTTTTTCACTATCTTGTAGATAATAAATTAACTCATAGAGAAATTATAGAAATAACAGGTATTAGCCGCGGAGCATTAGCAGATGTTTCTAGTGGCGCATCACATAGTTGGTTAAAAAATTTGTATCCAGCAGAATATAAATTACTTTTAGAGTTAAAGGGTACTAAGAGAAAGGTTGCGAAAAATATTAAAACTACAGGTTATCCTCAAATAATAAGTCCTGATAATATTATTTATGACATTAAGCCCAGTCTTAGGGGTTTTTGTAGAGAGCATAATTTAAACCACGGCTCATTAGGCGAAGTATTGCGTGGACATAAAAAACAATACAAAGGCTGGAAAGTACCCTATACTACATAACTGTATAGTGCATAACGAACAGCATCAGCCATGTGACTGTACTCGTTGTGTTTAGGACGTTCACGCGCTAAATTTTCGCGGTTATCCCACTGATAAGCATCTAGCATAGCTATAACGTGGTGACAATTTCTGTGTACCCTAAATCTGCCTTGCTGGACTAGTGTTTGCACGTATGCAATGCCTGCAAGTACGTCTTTTTTAGCTTTAGTAGTAGCAATATCGTAGTTGTAAGCTAGGTCAGCAGCAAATTGTGCTGCTGCACTATCAATAAATACAGTTTGTATACTCCAACTATCTATCATTCTATGAAAATGTTCGGCATGTTCTCTAGTAGTACGCTCTGGCTCCAAATAATCTTCTACAGCATAAAAACAGTCGGTATTATAGTCGTATATTATGTTAACCCAGGCAGTGGCATCCTTGTATCCTACATCTACACCAGCAATAGCTTCACCGCGCAGGTCTGGTAGTTGGTCTAGGATATACTCAGGCTTAAACCCTTCATAAATTTGGCCTAAGTAACTAGTAAAACTTGCCATATATTCCTGCTCAAACTCCGACTTCGACATGGATCTACGTGCTTCATCAACATCCGACTGTGCCATGCGGCTATTCTCCGAATAATCTGCCTGCAAACTAACCCACTCTGGAAAGTTAGGGTCAAATCCACGCGACCAGAACTTTGAAAACCAGTTGTTTTTACCACGTGGTGTGCTAATAAATATGGCTTTTGCCGATGGTTTGTCTAGTGTAGGGCGTAAGGCAATGTTAAATGCGTCCTCGCCATGCTCACTAAGTGCAGCCTCGTCGAATATTATAAGGTCATAACTACGACCAACTGTTGAATCCACTGTGCTAATAGATCCCATTCTGATAGTTGATCCATTGCTGAGCTCAATAATCTTGTCCTTGAGGTTATCACGGGTTACTTCCAGGTCAAAATGCTTGATTAACCTACGCTGCAGCTCAAAACTGATTGCACTCAAATTATAGTTAGGGCTAATGATAAGTACATTACTGTTGGGTACTAGTGTAACCAGCTGACCTATAACATTGGCTATGTATGTTTTGCCCAATCGTCTGGCAAGTGCAGCACAGATAAACCTATACTGTGGATCATTAACACTATTGATTAGTGCGATTTGGGGCCTGTTGATGGTATCGTATAGATTTAAGAGTCGTAAGTAGTTGTCGATAGGCAGTTTGATAAATCGCTTGGTAGGATCAAACTCCTTAATGTACTCTGTTTCTACGTTATTTCTGCTTACTACGAGCATGGATGAGTTCCGCTAGTGCTATTGTTATTAAGATGCTAAGGCCGATACAGTTTAGGGTGAACCATAGGGCACTCATATGCCGTCTCCACTCACAAGTTTATGTATAAGCTGCGAATACTTGCTGCCATCATCATTGATTTGCACGTTCACCTGCTTTTGTGGGCCTGGAGCTTGTGTGCGCAGCTTTTCCAGCTGCAATTGCTTGTCTAGGAGATCCATTGACATTTTATGCGACAGGTGTAATAAGTCTGCAATATCTTTGCTAGATCCAACACCAGCTTCCTCCAACTCAGAAAACTTTTGCTTGATTAGTGCATCCATTGCCTGACGCATTAAAAATCGGTTGTTGTAGCCCATGTCAAAGAATACTTGGTCAATATACTGCTTGACCTCGCGGCGACCTAAGATTTGTGTGACTTGGTCTGGATGTAGGCTTAGTTCATGGGCTACCCTTTTAGCATCATTAAGCTGAAGATAGCAGTTGGCTACTTCCAGTGCTTCTGGTGAGATTTGTAGGGTTTCGGCTGGTAGGTGTGTAGTCATTGGTTTCTCCAGTTTATTGGAGTATATCATGGGTGGTAGTTGTTAGGCAAGTTGAAAATTTTTTGGGCAGTGGGCTGTTGTGGCTGTTGTGGCTGTTGTGGCTGTTGTGGCTGTTGGTACGGTTTAGGGTCGGATTTGGCACCTTGGTCTTTTCGAAAAATTTTTAATGATAGGCCGTAAGCGAGGGCCCCACCGCTATAAGTTATATAAAGTCTAACAACCGCCCCTGGTCGGTATAAGTTCTATAACTTAGCACAAAACTTGTAGTAAAGTTTATAACTGTGTTAAGCCGACCAATGGTAGTTACTGGCCGACGAGCGGTAAGATTTTTTACTTGACTTAGCACTACAACTAGCCTATACTAGAGTTTCTTTCAACACAACAGGAGTAGCTGAAATGGCAACAGCCAAAGCCCCTAATTATAGCCCTGAGCAAACTGCTCAGATTGTGGCCGACTATCAGGCCGGTGTTAGCGTTGAGCAAATTGCACAAGCAATGGGCAAGACTGTTCGCTCAATTGTAGCAAAGCTCAGCCGTGAAAAGGTTTACGTCGCTAAAGAATATAGAACCAAGAACGGCGAAAGCCCCATCAAAAAAGACGTTCACGCTGATTTTATCGGCGCAGCTCTCAAGCTCTCAGAGAACGATATAGAATCGTTAACGAAAGCTAACAAGAGCGCACTGCGTGCAATCAGCGATTTTATCAGGCAATCTGCCGACTAGCAAGGGGTAGGGGCGCAAGCCCCTACTATAACGATATGAATTATAGAAACATTATTATGATGATGCTGTGGTTGTACGTTATGGGCATGCTATGGTTTTTAGCACGATACAGTTTCACGTGAAACACTGCTCTAGGTTATAGAACTTAGAGCGCTGACGCGCCAAATTATAGCATATAATTTGCAGCCGTGTCAAGCCCCAGGGCCGCCGTTCATCGGGTAGGGTCGACCACTGGTCGGCTGATGTGTGGCAGGCTGTAAGGTATGGATGGTAGGCAATTGTCGCTTGGACGACATTTGACCTCAAAAATTCAGGTATACTTGTTTCTGTTGTAGGGCATGACTCTAGGCGGCTAGTAACCCCGCCTACCCTCGGATAGGGCCGATAGGGCAAGGGCAGACAAGTTAAACCTTACAACATTCTAGACTTTATAAGGATATAGGTTATGAAAAGGATAGCAATCTATGACATGGATGGCACAATCGTTTGCAGTATGCACAGGTATCGTACCATTGTTGATAACGGTATTGAGCGCATTGACCTCGACTACTGGCGTGCTAATGAATATCGCGCACTGGAGGATTCACTGTTACCACTTGCAGAACAATATAAAAACGATCTCGATGATCCCTACTGTATTGTTGTTATTGCTACTGCCCGCATTTTGCGGAACCCTGATCGTGCATTTATTTATAGCAGACTAGGTACACCTGACCATATAGTTAGCCGTAATGAAAATGATAACCGTTCTGGTGCTACTCTCAAGATTGAAGGACTAAAACGGATTTTCAAATTGTATAGCAATTTAGGTTATCATTTTAATGACGCTGTATTTTATGAGGATAATGTAGCATATCTTAAAGCGGTTTGTGATTACTTTAACATTAGGGGCGTTTATGTTCCAAGCAAACAAGGACATTGATATGAAAAATGTAAAGGCTATAGAACTTTGGGCAATGCAGGACAAATTTTGCGATCTGTATTTTGATATATACGGCTATCGTCCAGATTTTGGAACGGTTAGCGATTGGAACGATATAGGTTGGGTTATTAGAATGTACGATAGCCTTTATAAAGAATATAACAGTTTACCTGAGGAATTAGTATGAGCGAGCAATATTGGAAAGACCTAGCCAATCGTTCTACGTTTTGGCACAAACTTGCTAGTCGCATGTTGTTAGAAAATGCAGAACGATATTTACAATATTCTAGAAACGATATTAGTCGCGGCCACTTGGTAGGCGCTGAATTGTACCAAAAAATGGCACAGCGTAATCTTGCAATTTGGGATAGTTTGCACAAAGTTTAGGTTTCACGTGGAACACTGTTCCACGTTATGGCTATAAATTATAAAATTTATAGCCATGGCGCCAAAAATTATACCATAATTTTTGCAGGCGTGTCAAGGCCCGGGCCGACCGTTCGTCGGCTCCTGGCGACCGCTGGTCGGTCGGATGTGCGGCGGCCCACAGCCGATGGGCGGCAGCCAAAACTGGCACTTGCGCGGATTTTGTGGTATACTAGGGGTTCTGTCACATTTACTAGGTTATAAATTATGAAACGACAATACTTCGCTGTTCTAGATACTGAAACGACTATCAACGATACCGTTATGGATTTTGCCATTGTGGTTTGTGACCGTCACGGCAAGATTTACAATAGTTGTAGCGTTCTAGTTCGTGAGTTCTATGACCCTGCAACCTTATTCCATGACAAAAACAATAACGGTTTCTGGGCCTCTGCTAACCTTGAGCGTCGTCGTGCTAATTATCAGAACATGCTAGATTCTGGTACACGTATGCTTGCGTCGGTAACCGCTATAAATAATTGGATTAATAAATGTATCGGTACTTATGACCCTATTCTAACCGCATACAATCTCGCCTTCGACGCTAGCAAATGTGCTAACTCTGGTATCGTTCTAGATTCTTTCACTAGCCGCTTTTGCCTTTGGCAAGCCGCTGTAGGTAACATCTGCCGTTCCAAAAAGTATAAGCGTTTTGTGCTCGACAATCATCGTTTTAATAATGCGACCGATAAAGGTAATATGACGTTCAAGACTGATGCCGAGACTGTTGCAGGTTTTGTAACTGGTAATCTTACTACTGAACCCCACACTGCCCTTGAGGATGCCCGCGATTTTGAGATTCCAATCCTACAAAAAATTGTACGTTCTAAAGGTTGGCGCGATAAGATCGAGCCCTATGATTGGAAAAAATTTCAGGTCAAGGATCATTACAATGTTTGATACATTCGGCGTTCTAGGTTCTATACTGCTTGGGGCTTCGGCCCTGCCCCAAGCCATTGAATCCTATCGTTCTAAAAACTCAGACGGGCTTACACTAGGTTTTATAACAATGTGGTGGACTGGTATGGTTTCCATGACAGTCTATATCGTGCCCAAAGGCGATATGATTCTTATAGCAAACTATATCGTCAATCTATTTCTTGTAACAATTATTGCGAGGTATAAATTATGGCCGATTCGTTGATAAAAGTTGTAACAGCCGCTGTTACCCTACACTGGACTGCTATGCAAGAATTGTGGCCAGAACTAAAAACGCATAGCGTTCCAAAAGTTAGAATTAGCAATCGCATGTATCGCACTGCGGGCCTCGCACACTGCGAGGTGCATGAGGTAGAATTTGCTAGCAAGTTTTTTAACCGTTATAAAGCCGAGATGCTTTGCGTTATTGTACCGCATGAGCTAATCCATGTTGCAGATTATATAATTAATGGCGAAGACCCCACAGACTTTTGGCATGGCCCTGATTGGCGGCGCATGATGCTAGAGTATGGCTTGCCACCAAGCGCAACCCATGAATATTATATAAATAAAAACGAACCAATTGTGAGGACGTTATAAAAAATATAGCGGCACAAGCCGCTATATTTTTTATTATATCGCTCTAAGTTATAGAATTTAGAGCGATGGCGCCAAAATTATGATATAATTATATCATAATTTTTGCCTGCGTGTCAAGCCCTGCGGGGTGCCGTTCGTCGGATGCAGTCTGCCGCTGGTCGGGTGGGGTTGCCGCTGATCCACCTGATGAATGGTAGGCCAATTGTCGCTAGGGCGACAATCTGCCAGGCAGATAGGTGTATAATGGGTTCTGTTGCAGGGGACATGGGGTCGAAACTGCAACAGTTCTAGGAGCTATAGCAATGGCAGAAAAAGCCGTTAACTATACCGCCGAGCAAACCGCTAAAATTATAGCGGACTATCAGGCGGGCGTCAAGGTCGAAGATATTGCTTCGGCTATGGGTAAAACCGTTCGTTCGATTGTAGCGAAACTTTCGCGCGAGAAAGTTTATGTTGCAAAACAGTACGTTACAAAAACTGGCGAAAAGCCCGTTAAAAAAGATGTAACGGCCGATGCAATCGGCGCGATTCTTCGCCTATCGGAAAACGATATAGAATCGCTAACTAAGGCTAACAAGTCGGCTCTTAAAGCGATTTTCGATGCTTTAGCTAACAGCAAACCGCTGTAAAAACTGGAACGGGCCAAAACCCGTTCCGTTCTAAACTCTAAAAGGAACTACTGTTATGGAAAAAATGACCAAAAACCAAAAAATCATTCGTAAGGACTTGCTTGCCTACGTTCTAGAATCTGGCGGAATTGTCCACACTCGCGCACCTATGGGTGATGAAAACGGATTCGCTCTTGTGGCCATGCCTTGTGCGCACAATGCGCGTCATGCTAAATTTTATGACGTTAGCTTTGCTTGGTGCGCTGATAATGACAAGTTTGATCGCAAGATTGGCGAGTTCTTAGCCCTAGAGCGTTATATGAATTGCGAAACTACCAAGCTTCCAGGTTATATAATTGATAACATGCTGGAAATGGATTTGGTAGACTAGGATTCTAAAAACCATAACGGCCCCGAGCGGGCCGTTATTTTTCACATAACGGTTATAAAATATAGAATTTGCACCGCTATATTTTTTATAGCGGTGGCGC